AAAGGATATTGGTATAAGGTCTTGCAAGGAGAAATTCCGCCAAAACCTGAATACTTACAAATCTTATTTGGTCGTATGGTATCCAAAATAGGCTAATAAAAAAAAAAGGGGTGTAATTTATGATAGCATCAAATCAAAGGTATTCTTTACAAGAAATTCGTGAATTATTGGACTTAGTGTTAGACCCAATTAACGGGGCGCTAAAAACAGCTACAACCGTTAATGGAGGTACTATAAGTATAGAAGCAGGAACTAATCATATTGGTAAAACAGGATACACACTTAAAAAAATAGCTACGTCTATTACAAGACCTGCGGACACCCAGGCTTATACAGTAGGTGACGCTATTACCAACAGCACTTCTGCACCTACTGTTTTTCAACTAGATTTATCAAGTGTCGGAGCTGTCGCAGGGCAATCATTTGAAATAAGAAAAATAGCTATAGTAAGTTCTGTTAAGCAATCTACATTGCCATTGATTAATACTTATCTATCAGCTACTACATTTACATCAACTAATGATAATGCCGCTTTAGCCATTGACGATACAACAATGGAAGCTGGCGGATGTTGGGTTAATTTAGACGAGCAAAATTCTACAGCTAGTAATAGTAGAGTAGCAAAAAGTAATCTTAATGCTCCAATGATTTTAGCTGCTAACGACACTAAATTGTATGGGACATTACAAGCAGCCAATGCTTATACTCCAGTAAGTGGAGAAAAATTTACAATAATAATTTGGGTTGCCTTATTGTAGAAGGAGGACACAAAAATGTATTTCTTTTTTAATAGCGTACGTGAGCGAAAATTAATTTTAGATGATGTATCTGTATCTTCTAGTGTAGCATATAGTTTGCGTAAACTAAAAAATAACTATGCGGGCAGTGCCATTAAGGTGAGAAGGTCAAGCGACAATGCCGAACTAGACATAGGTTTTGTAAATGGAGAATTAGACACACAAGCTATAACTAATTTTTTAGAAAGTAATGTAATTACAAGTCCATTAGGTGTAGACGTAAATACAAATGGTGTGTCTGATAATTGGGGGAGTTATGCGGGAGCAACCACCACAACTTTTCAAGTTGCAAATAGTGAACAGATAATTTCTATTGAAAATGCAAGTAATAAAAATGGTTCGGTAGTTGAAACACCTTATATTAGTATGACAGCAGGTGTTGGTTTAAAACTTAGTATTACATTTAGAAAAACAGGAGATGTAAAAGGTGGTATTTATGTTAACTGTTTTAATTCCTCGAATGGATATTTAAGTACGATTGCTTATACCGAGTCTACATCGGAAACAGATACAATATTAATTGAAACAGGTACTACACCAGTAGATACAGCAAAAATACAAGTTGGAATGGGAATAAATGCACTTCAAATAGGAAATAGTGGTAGCGTTTATTTTTCAAATGTAGTATTATCACAAACTAATGTTAGTGCTTATGTAAGAACTTGGTACGATCAAAGTGGCAATGACAAAAATGCTATTCAAACAGAAGTAGAATTTCAACCGAGAATAGTTAATGAAGGAACTATTGAAACGGGATTAAACTTTTTACAAGCTTCAAATTGTGCTATGACAATTACTGGATTTACTAGTTTACCAAATAACGATGATTTTACAACATACATTAAAGCAAAAGCTGTAACGGGAGAAGGTCACATACTATATTTTGGTGATAAATGGTTTAATAAGAATATGTTTTTGATTGGTTACGACCAAGATAATACTAGGTTTGTATTTGATTTTAATACTGAAGGTGGAATGGTAAAAAGCAAACCATCAGGTGATATTATTATTAAAAGTGGATTGAACAAAAATCTTGCTAACAATAAATATATAGAAGTTAATAATAATATTAACGAAACAACAACAGAAGAAACTATGGACAATATAACCTCTAGTTATATAGGTAGGGCAAGTTGGGGCAATGATGAAAACTTTGGTGGCATATTAACTGATATTATTATATTTAATAGTTCTTTATCTGAAAGGGATGATGAATTAGTAAAAAATAATTTAGAATTAGTTGAAAATCCACCACTACTACTAGATATTGTAAGTGATTCTGTTTTAGCTTATGGATTGAAAAAATTTAGAACTGCCTATACCGGTAACTGTATACAAGTAAGAAGGTCGAGTGACAATAGCTTACTAGATATAGGCTTTGACTCCAACGGCAATTTAGATACAACAGCGTTAAGTTCTTTTGTAGGTGAAGGGTCTGGATTTGTAAGAACTATATACGACCAAAGTGGTAATGGTACGAACGCAGTACAAACGGCAGCTAACAACCAAGCCTTAATAGTAGATGCAGGAACTTACCTTGAAACAATGTATTTTTGGCCTTCTGCAAATCCAAGTTTTTATACAATTGGGGAAATAGCAAAAATAATAAAAGAAACCGATTATACAATATATAACACATACCCTGCAATTTACGATACAAGTGCTAGAGGTATGAATGTATATCTAAATAATGCTACACAAGTTTGTATATTGAGGACATCGGGTACTAATTTTGAATTTAGAACACAAGACACTACATCAAGAACCTTTAGCTATGAAACATTAACAAAAGTAAAAGCAGGGCTAAATAGTGGACAAAGAGTATTAGAATTAAACGGAAGTTCAGTAACAGCAGGTTCTTCTGTTCCTCAAATGTCACAGTTAACAGAAGGATATGTAGGCAGACCTTCTTATGGGGCTTTATCTGAAAATGGGAAGTTTAAACTAGATAATTTAATTATCTTTAATAAATATTTATCAAGTGGTGACGACACAATAGTTAAAAACAAACTAGGTTGGTAGAAATCAAAGTAAGGTGGTAAGCTATGTTGTTTAAAATTTTTGCTTACTTTGTATTCATAGTAGGCATGTTGTACGAAAAGTTTTTCCAAAAAAATTAAAGAGGAGTGGTACAAATGAAAACATTGAAATTTGTAATTGCAACAATGTTATGCATTACACTTTGTTTCTCAGTTTTTACACTCGCAACTGCACAAGAGGTTAGAAGAACAGGGTTAGATATTACCAAAGCCCCATCTGTTAGGGTATCATCACAAGATATAAGTTTAAGTGATGATGGGCGAGCATTGCCGCGCAGACATGATTGGAGAGAACTAGATGGTGTGACTCCTGTTAGAGACCAAGGTGATGCGGGTACTTGTTGGGCATTTGCTACCACGGGACCTTTGGAACATGCAATTAAAATTAAAGATAGGGTAGATGTTGATTTATCAGAACAGTTTCTTGTAGCTTACAATGAAGAGGGATATGGCGTAGATGGTGGTTGGTTCGCACATGATTATCATAAAAAACCTGGGGCTGTTTTAGAATTTGATTTCCCTTATACGGCTAATGAAATACCTGTATGGAATAATCCAGAATATAATCACCCATATAAGATTAAAAAATGGAGTTACAACTCCTTTTATACTATGTCTGTAGCTACTTCGCGTAGTATGAAGAAAGCAATTTACAAACATGGTTCTGTTGCCGCTGCTGTATATGCTGATAATACATTCATAAGATACAAGGGCGGAATATATAAAGGAGTTAAAAACAGTGAGCAAATTAATCATGCCGTAATGTTAGTTGGTTGGGATGATTTACAAGGTGTGTGGATCCTTAAAAACTCATGGAGTACTGATTGGGGCGAAAAGGGTTATATGAGAATTAAATATGGTGCTAATAAGATTGGGTTCGCCGCGAACTACGTTGTGTACTAATTGTTTAGCCGATAAAAAAAAAATCAAATTAAGGGAGGTAATTTAATATGCAAAAAACCTTAACTATGAAAAAATGGTACAGCTCTAAAACACTTTGGGCAAATGGTCTTGCTTTCGCTGCTATTGTTTTTCAGTTAATTTTAGACCAGGAAGTTATAGGTGCTGAGGCACAAGTAGCAATACTTAGTTTACTTAATGTTATACTACGTATAATAACAAAAGAATCTATTGAGTGGTAATTAATCACTTAATTGTAAACCCTCTATTATAGAGGGTTTCTTTTTTATGGTTTTTAGAGATAGGCGATAGATCGCCCGCCTGTTTGTTCCTTATAAAGTTAGTTCATTTGGATGACAAGATACAAAATAGGGTTTCTTGGAATAATTTGAGCGCATTTGGGAAATAATAATAATAGATGATAAATTCATCAATCTTATTATCAGGAGGATATAAATATGCCAAGACGTGGAGGAAGACATTACGTATTAGTTAAAGGAGCGGAACAAGCTTTAGATAAGTTTAAGATGGAAATTGCAGCAGACCTAGGATTAGATCATAAAGTAGATGCTGATGGAACATTTAAAAACTTCTCAACTATTGAAGTAGGTAAAATAGGTGGAGAAATGGTAAGAAGAATACAAGCAGCAGGTGAATATGCTATTATGGAAAGATATCGTAAGGGTGAATTAAGATTAATGCCTGAGGATGTATTACCCGATCCAAAGAACGTACGTGAAGTATCTAACAATGGTAATAAAGTATAAAAAAAAAAAGACACTGGAAATTAATCCGGTGTCTTCTTTTTTTTTTACGCAAAACACTAACATTTACTAAAACCACAATTATAACAAACAACACAACCCTCAGCTCTTATAATTGACTCTTTACACTCAGGACACACCGTTCCCATTTCAATAAACTCGTCGGATTCTTCCATAGGAATAATAGAATCTAATTCTACAGAGTCTCTCGATAATTGAGTTAAACACTCTAAACCATCAGTAGTTTCTTCTGTTATATCCTCACTAAGCAGATTAACTACATCTTTTAATACACGCCCTATTACATCTGGACATGATTTACCCTTTAATGTTGAATCCTTCCCAGCCTGATGTCTAAAATTATCACAACGTACAGAATTAAGCTGATCTATGATCTCCTCTGCAGGAACTCCATAGCGCAATGCAATAGAAATCAATCGTGCCATACCATCAGCATATCCGGCACACCCACCACCTGATAATCTTAATAGAGTCTCATACGGACGATCACCTACAGTATTCACAGTAATCAACATCTTACCACAGCCTGTAGATACCTGTTTTGTAATCCCAGTTAATTCCTCAGGTCTTTTAAGTGGCTTAATTTCCTTTTGAGGCTCCATCAAAGCGGATTGGCGGTATTCACAATCACCACACACTGGTACGTCCGCAGATTCAGACGTATCTGCTTTTTCTTTGTTATTTTCACCCTTAGAAAGAGGTTGACTATTTCTTGAACCATCTCTATATACTGTAATACCTTTACAACCTAATTTATAGGCAAAGAGAAAAGATTCTTGTATTTCTTCAGGCGACACGCCATTATCAAAGTTGATGGTCTTTGATACTGCATTATCTGTATATTCTTGAAAAGCTGCTTGCATACGAATATGTTCAAACGGATGTATTTCATTAGATATCTTAAATACCTCAACTAATTCAGGCATAATAGCATTAGCTCTTTGTACAGAGCCTGTTTCTTTAACTAAATCTAATATATGCTGTTTCACATCGGTACCTAAATTAAAATTCTCTAATGCTTGTAAGAAACAGCTATCATACATAGTCATCGTATCTCCATCGGCAAGAGTTTTAGTTGTTAATAAGCCAAACAACGGTTCAATACCGCTTGATACACCCGCAATAATGCTTAACGTACCAGTGGGTGCGATTGTTGTCGTAGTAGCATTCCGAATTGACACACCCTCAGATGCCCATACTGAGTATTCCCAATTAGGAAATACCCCTTTAGTTTGTGCTAATAGCATAGAAGTTTCTTTAGATACGTCGTCTATAAAATGCATTATTCTTTCCGCCAATAAAAGAGCTTCTGCGGAATCATAAGGGATGCCTAATTTGAATAACATATTAGCCCAACCCATTACACCTAAACCAATTTTTCTATTCTTTTTAACTTGTATTTCTATTTGGGGTAGTGGATATTTATTGATGTCAATTACGTTGTCTAGAAAACGCACAGCTATTTGAGTAACCGTTTTCAAGCGACTCCAATTAATACTTAAATCTGCTTCTCCTTTTACGACATAATCTAAAACCATATTTGATAAATTAATTGACCCTAAGTTACAAGCCTCATAAGGTAATAAAGGTTGTTCGCCGCAATTATGAATTAAAACATAATTAGCAAAGAAATTATGGCACTCTTCTACTTCCATATCATAAACATCTTCAGTATAGTCTAAGGGTACCACAGAAAGAAGACGCATATTAGCTCCTACAGGATGTACTCCCAATTTATTAGACCAATTTTTATCTTCTTTTATATTGGGTAGCCATCTACCTGTAGAGGGATCATGTTGCATCCAATCAATATGACCCTTATTGCTTAAAACAGAATGATCTCCATGATTTAACACTTCTAAATTACTAAAGGCATTGTTTTTTCTATTATTGTCTTTATGATGTACATCCTTACCAGCCATATCTCCATAATAATGCTGAGCAATAAAAATATGTTCAGCAGGTACACTAGACCCAGTTCCAGTTAAATACACTTTAGTATATCTTTGATTTTTGGGTGCTACATTTAAAGCTACTAATTTATCAGTAGGTAGTAAATATTGAGCTTCTATATAACCTCTATTACGTGTATAAAATTTATGATCCGGTGTACAAATAACATTACCTTTAGTTGTAGATACTTTTAGCAATTTAGCATTCATCTTAGTTAGACGAATATTTTTTGCTTTACGTATAGTCAATTGATATTTATCATTTACGCAATAAACATCAATCTCCTTTCCAACTAAATCTTTAATAGCAATCATACCCTCAACTGTTTTAATTAATGTATCACCAACTACGCAAGGATTAGTACTTTCTATATCTCCTAATGCAGGAAGTGTATTGTGTTTATTTATTTCATCTATGAAAATAACTCCAGGTTCTCCTGTGGTCCAGGCGCGTGTACTTATTTTATCCCATATTAATTTAGGATCTATTTTAGCATAGTCAATATTACCAAATTTTAAAGTAAAAGGGGTGTTATTTGAGAGGCATTGCATAAATTCTTCAGTTATAGCTACAGACATATTAAAATTAGTGAGTTGCTCTAAGTCTGCCTTAGCATCTATAAATTCCAATATATCAGGATGATCTATACGCATAACAGCCATATTAGCTCCACGACGGGCTCCTCCTTGTTTTACTTCTTCAGTTGCGGCGTTGAATACTCGCATAAAGCTTAATGGACCACTTGCCTCACCCACTGTACTTGTAACTGGATCTTCCTTAGGACGCAATCTACTAAAGTTAAATCCAGTTCCTCCCCCTGTTTTCTGAATAAGGGCCATATCTTTGATTGCTTGAAAGATACCTTCCATTGAATCCTCTACAGGTACAACAAAACATGCAGCCAATTGTCCTAGAGGTCTTCCTGCATTCATTAATGTAGGTGAATTGGGTAAAAAATCTAATGAAGCCATGATATTGTAGAATTGTTTGGTTAATTTGTCTACAGCTTTATCTATTTCTTCTCGATTATATTTAGCTTCCTGTAAATAAACTATCTCCGCTTTGGCAACACACTCAGCAACACGTAAAAACATTTCTTCCGGTGTCTCACCTCTTAAATATCTCTTCTTTAATACACGAAATGCATTTTCAGTTAACGCTTTTACTGGTTGAAATTGTATTTCTGAATACATTTTAACTCCTCCTTAGTTATTTATATTTTCACGATATTTCAATAAAATCTGCTGGTATTTCTCTGTTTTGAAATATCCGCAGGAATTAAACTCAAAACACCATCCACGATAGACACATTCCGGGACACATACACTAACTAATTCAGGTTCAAAATCCTTGATAGAAGATAAAAAAGCAGTCCAAGTGACAACTGTCTCAGGTGCTGCGCAGCCAGTGCACAATCTTCTACGCGAAATGTTAATAATTGCCTGTGCATTTACTTCGATTTCATGTTCGACAAAATTACTTTGAGGTAAATCATCACGAGCAATTCCAGTACGATCAGATCTTTGTGTACGAACAAAATGCAGGATACCTACCCAATGTCTTACTAAATGGACAGAAATCCATGATTTAAGTTCATACCATTTAGCTTTGAAGATAAGTTGACGTATAGGTGAATGTTCACACAGCAATACCTGTTTTTTCCATCTAGGAGAGGGCTCTCGCTTGCCCTCAGCCTTGTTTACGGTAGTTCTCGCGGAATTAAGAACCTCTTTCCACGTTCCTTTACTTCCCAAGAATCTTATAAACATAGTAACCTCCTATTTGAATTCAAATTCAAGAGCCAGTTCGGTTTTAACCCATTTCTTCATATCGTTAATAGTTACTAAACCTTCTTTCGCGCAAATCAAATCATTTTGTACACGTTTAACTACATCATTTATCTTCGTCTTGTCTAGTTGTGCCACGTCATGCAGTGATATGCAGAAGAGATAAGACATCCTTTCAATCACTTCTTTTTTAAGTATTTCCTTTTGTGCTTCTATTGCTGCTCTTAATAGATGTTCAAACTGTGGTTCAGTTATAGTTACCTTCTTTGATACAACACCATTCTTTCTTCTATCAGCCCTATTCATCGACATGCATAACCCTCCCTGTACGTATATAGTTCGAAGACATAAAATCACACATCCTATTTTCTTTTGCCCAAAATTCGAAAGTATTCTCTTTATGTTCAATCCGAAGATATAACATATAAAGATAGACTAAAATTGGTATTCTTTTCTTTTCACCATTTTCGTAATACTTAAAATGTAAATTAGAATGCTTTGTTACGCAATAATGACACCAATTTTTCTTTAGGGGAAATAACTTAATAAAACGAATTAAATTTACTCTCTGTAAATACTTCGGTGGTTCAACACTAGTCATATCATCCATATCAACTATATTAATCTCCTTATAAGTTAGCTTGATACCATTCGTAGAATTCTACAGTAGTATCATTTTCTTCTTTATATACTGTTCCTGTATCATAATTAAATGTAATTAATTCACCCCAACTTAAACCTATTTCAAAGTCAGTTTTAAAAGGCACTGGACAATCAAATCTTTCAACTGGCTCAGTTACCATTATATTGTTTGCATAACTACCTACAGCCATAATAGTTTCTACTTTTGCAGGTATTTCCAATAATAATGAATCATGCACAAGATTCAAGATACGTGTATCGTACTCATCTAATAAATGTTTTTCCATCTTCATAGCACTTACCAATAGCAAATCGGATGAGGAAGATTGTATAGGAAAGTTTCTTGCTTCATTTTGAAGAGCATGTAAAGATTCAGGCGTTACTAATCCAAATCTACGTCTCCTACCAAATGGAGTTTCAAGAAAGTTTCCAGCAACCACTTGATCAGCGCACCATTTCAGGTAGTCTCGCGCACCAGGGTATTTGTTAAGCCATCCGCTTATCATTTCGGAAGCTTCTTCTTTGCCAATTTGGTACTCATCTACGAATGATTGTGCCTCTCGCCCATAAGGTATACCAAAATTAACCGCTTTAGCCCGCATCTTTTGTTGTTTAGTGTAATTTTCACCAAATAAGGCTTTAGCAGTCTCATCATGTAAGTTTCTTCCTTTAATAAAAACATCCATAAGTACCGGACACTTACTGAGAAATGCAAGCCATCTAAGTTCTGCGCCCGAATAATCGATTTCAGCCAATACATATCCGGGTCTTGCTACAAATGCTTTTCGGATATTTCCAATTCCATTTGCACTAGGTTGATTTTGAACATTTGGCTCTTTTGAACTAAGTCTTCCCGTGGCTGTAACATGTAGATTGAATGTTGTTCTAACTCTACCGTCTTCATCTTGGGCATCCAATAAACCAACAACATAGGTCGACTTTTCTTTCTGTACTGTCCTGTACTCTAGTACCTTACTTATTAGTTGTGGTTTAGGTGCAATCGAATTAAGAATTGTTTTATCTGTACTACGCCCCTTTTTAATTCGGGGTTTTAATTTCATTCTATCGAACACTAGCCAAGCCATCTGTTGGGGCGAACCCGGATTAAATATCTTAGGAGCTGACTTAGCACCCGATTCAGCCACATATATCTCTGTATCCCAAATTGGTGCCGCAAGTTCTTGTATTTCATCCATTATCTGTGCTAAAAGAATCTCATACTTAACATTCAGCTCTTCTAAATATTCAGGATTAATTAAGATACCATTCTGTTCTACTCTCGATAAGAAGTTCGCAGCAGGAATTAAAAGTTCCTCATATAGGCTCCTCAATCGCGGATCCTTATCAAGTTCCTCTCCAATAGCACCCACCAACTGGTACGTGTAGTCGCAGTCAACTGCAACACGCTCACATAAGGCTTCAAAGAAAGCTCTATATGAATCTAAGTTAACTGCTTTCCAATTTTGATTCATTTTATACTTATATTCTTCCGCTTGTAAAAATACTTTGGAAAGATACCCTAAATTATGTTCAGATGTTTCATCTAACACATAGTGCATATACATAGTATCGCCACCGATATCAACTGTGGCAAGTTTTCTACGCCATAATACTTTTTTATCATACTTCCCGTGTTGTAAGATACATTTCCAAGGAACCTCATCAGTGAAGTTATGAAATTGTTCTTTCATCTCACGAGGAACAACGTACACTTTGTTTTTTGCATAACACATACCACCAACTAAAAATTCTGCCTCACGATAATCTAATGAAGTTGTCTCTACATCATATGCTACATAAGGTAATTGTCCCTGGTTATGCAAAGTCATTAAGTCTTGCAAAGCAACATGACACTTTTCTTTGGTGTCTAAAATAGTCCATTGAGTTTCTCCAGTATCATTATTCCCTTTACCCCCGTATAGACTAGACACGAATTGTAACATAGTTAGAAATGGTTTATAATCATTAGGTGCCCGTAGGATTAAGCCGGGATTCATTATAGGAATAACAAGGGCATCACCACAATAACTATATTCTCGAGCACGGCCGTATTCTGCTGTGACTTTAATGTTGTGTTCTCCTGTAAGGGTTTGCATTGCGACTTTTCCACAAACAAGTATAAATTTAGGTTTAATAGCTTGAATTTCTTTGAGTAATCTGTCTCTGCAATTATTAATAGCATCCTTAGGAAAAGTATTATTACCCTTGCGTTTAGGTATAGCACATGCAACAGCTGTTGTAAATGCTATTGATTTAGCGTCGATCGGTAATCCTACTTTCTGCATTGTTTGTTTTAATATGTTTGCTCCTGGACCAGTCATTATTTCACCCTTTTTAGCTTCAATGGCTGTAGGTGTTTCCCCAATGACTAATATAGGCCGATGACTTACATCAACCGGCCTACTTAGTTGTGGGTATAAACTGCAAGAACATCCTTTACAATTTATACATATATTCATTTAACCCTCCTTATTTAATATTTCACGATTCCTTCTCATTACTTCATTTAACCTGTCTATTAATTTAATGCCCTTTACTTTTTGATTATAATAATATTCTTCAAATAAATTCTCTTGCTCTTCAGATACTTTCCTAGACTTATTTAGTATATTAATAACCCTTTCTAAGTCTTCTAATGTTATTTCTTTCATTTTATTCCTCCATAGGTAAATCAGAGTATTTCGGTACTGCGCAAGCATCTTTCCATTTACAAATATTAGTTGCCAATAGTAAATGATTTACCACTGTTTCATCAAAAGTAAATTTAAGATCTGGTCGATCATCTGAATCTACCTTAATACCTGCTTTAGAATATACGTATGCTATAGCACTATCAATACCACGTACTTTTGGAATAATCTCATCCCTTACAGCACATTCAATGAGGGTAGCTTCTAAAGGAGTTTTCCAACAACCCAACATATGAATATCCAAGCCTCTTAATCTATTACCCAATATTTCTAATACTTCAATTCGTGCATCACGTCCCCCAATATCTGTTAACACTTTAGGAACACCTATGACGTCAATATCCATCATAATCATAGTTTCTGCGCATTGAATCCATTCATCAATAGTTTCACCTTGCGGTACCCCCATTAATTTAAAAGGGAAATTTCCTTTAACATAACGAATAGCTTCATATGTTTTTTCTAAAGTAGCTAACATATTTTTATATACATCCGGAAGAACAATTTCATTAGCCTTTATCATTAATGCTTTTTTCACTATTTCTTCAATTGGTCTAGGATCTCCCTCAATCACACCATTATCCATGATAACATAACGTCCTTTTTGTGCCATCTTAGAATAAAAGCGTGTGTAAGTATCATCCTTCCCTATTAGATGGGCTAAACACATATGATACTCTTCATCTTCTATTATAGGAAGAAATTTTGTTGGTAAAATCGTTGCAGCTAACATTAGGTAACCTCCCTATTATTTATAATATTCTAAAGGATCATTTATTCCGTTGGCAAGGAAAGCAGCTTTCCTATCAATACAGGTAGCACAAATACCACAAGCCTTTAATCCACCTTCATAACAACTCCATGTTTTTGTGAAATCTACATCTAATGATATACCTTCAGCTACTATCTCACTTTTTATCTTATACATAAAGGGTGCTATCAAATGTACTAAGCCTCCAGTGCCTAAATGTATAGCCTCTTGCATAGACGCAATAAAATAGGAAGTACAATCAGGATAAGCATTACCAGCTGCATCGTCAGCATGAGCCCCGTAATAAATAGTATCTGCATCTTTCTGTAATGCTATTGCTGTAGCATAGGATAAAAATAAACCATTTCTAAAAGGTACATAGGTTTTAACTGTACCTGTACCACCTATCTTATCTAATTGCTCTTTATAAGATTCGTGTGGAATATCTTCATCACTACCATGTAATAAGGGGCAACTCGTATCAAACTTAAATACATCAGCTAGATCTGCTTGTATTAGTTCTACATTACAGTGTTCTACTTGCTTAACAGCACAAAATTGTTCTTTTTGATGTTTTTGACCATAAAATAAATTTAAAGCAATAACATTTTCCGCACCATATTTAGCTACGATATCAGCTAATAAAACAGAACTATCTAAGCCACCACTAACTAATACTAATTTTTTATTCATACTCCCTACCTCCTATAATGTTGTATCTTGCTTTTCTTTGATTAAACGATCTAAATACCAACGAGCCTTTTTCAAATCTTCTAGACCATTCTTAGCTTGATATCTACAAACATATTTAATTACATTGCCTGCGCGAAAATCAAGTTTTTGATCTTCGATGAAATCAATTACCTCTATCTTACCTTGATTATAATGTCCAGGATTATTCACCATATCATTGGGAACAGTCATCAGATTCTTCCCCCTCCATAATAGCTTTTTTGAGAACTTGATACAATTCTGTATTTTCGAAACATTTTTCTTTTGTATGCCGTGAAGCACTATCTGTTGTATTGAAAGTTTTATTATTATACCTATGTCTTAATTTGCTAATATTAAGAGCCAATATCGTATCCATATTAATACGATTCGTTTTAGCTATGGCACTTATATACCACAACACATCTCCTAATTCTTTAGCTAACTTCATTTTATCCAACTGTTCTTCATGAAATATATGATGTTTAAGTAATTCACATACTTCACCAGCTTCACCGGCTAAACCCAAAGCCCAATCCAACAATTCAGCTTGCTTTGTGGTTAATTCCTTATGATCTTTAAATGTCCTACAGGCCTCTTTCTGGTATTCATTTGGGTGCATAATAAACCTCCTTGGTTATAAATGGAAAAGGAAGATGAACCACGGTGCCAGTTATCCCCCTCTCCATAAGACTAATTATTTAACTTTAAATCCATACGAATCACAGGGTTATTACCACCCATATGATATACTTTCACTGTTCCTACCCTAACCTGAATTTCTGCTGAATACTTCATATTATCTTTTTTGTGATCAATACCACACTCCAATAGATGTTGAATTCTAACTAATTCTTCCTGACTAAACAAATCCACCTTAGTACCCCCTACTAGCTATTTTATTAAATTCATCAACTCAGTTCGTGCATTATTATGCTGTTCTAAAAAAACTCCCCTCATAGCGGATGTAACTGTTTTCGCCCCAAATTTTTGTACCCCACGCATAGTCATACAAAGATGTTCAGCTTCAATAATTACAGCAACCCCTCTAGGATTCAACACCTGTTCAATAGTATCTGCTATTTGTGAAGTCATCCTTTCTTGTATTTGTAATCGCTTTGCAAAACAGTCTACTAAGCGTGCTAACTTACTGATACCCACTACTTTGCCATTTGGTATATAAGCCACATGAGCTATACCATGAAAAGTTACCATATGATGCTCACAATGACTATAAAACGGAATATCTTTTACAAGTACTAATTCTTGATGTTTTTCATCTTCAAATGTAATACCTAAAATATCTTTAGGAACTTGACTATAACCAGCAAAAATCTCATCGTATAGGCTGGTTACTCTTTCTGGTGTTTCTAATAACCCCTCACGATGAGAATTTTCTCCAATACTTTCAAGCATTAAATTTACAGCTAACATTCTCTTAGCCAAATTACTTAACTCTTTTGTCCTTTGTAGATTTTCATGTATGGTAAGTGCTTCTTCTTTACTTATCTTGGCTTTAGCCATCTTAACCCCTCCACATTATTTTAGATTGAATATCTTATGCATCTGTACTCCTAAACGAAGTATCCCTGCATGTTTATTACCTTCTGCCATTATGAAAGTATACGCCCTCATCGCGGAAGTCTGCATATCAAATCCATCTGGCTGCAACCACACTGGTACGATAAGACCTGTATTTAATAAAGTAATAATGTGTTTATCAAAATCTAACTCTTCTGTTACTACATATTTTAGTTCATCAAATCTACATCTTGGATGTATTACATAATGAGGAGGCTTTGGTGAAGCTACAACCCAGTCTACATCCTCTGGTGTAGGCATAGTCGCATTTGTTTCTAAACAAACAATAAAATCATTTTGCCTAAGCTCTCGTACCAGTTGGGGTAAAAAAGGACTGACACATGGTTCCCCACCAGTAATTGTAACCATATCGATATTTGCCGCTTTACATATACCAATTATTTCAGTTGTGGTCATCCTTGTGCCACCACTATGTCCCCATGATTCTTTTGTATCACACCAAGGGCAAGCTAAATTACAACCTCCTAGACGTATAAATGTTGTAGGTTGTCCTAGCATAGATCCTTCACCCTGAATGCTGGAAAAAATTTCTATTATATAAGGTCCTGTATTATTTTGATTCATCTTATTACCTCCGCAAATGAACTAGGAGTTTCCCATAATCGTAAAACACTAATACGAAAAGGATAAGTGTGTTGTTTAAGATACTTGTTTAACTTTTCAATAAAATATTCTGCCATGCGCTCCGCTGTCGGTTTATAAGGAAAAGCATATGTCTTACGCCCATTTGATTTCAAAATATTTGCTATTTCATATTCGACTACATCTGTTGTTTGCGCCCAATACATAAAAGCATGATCAAGAGGGGCCACTACAACTTGATTTACTACCTCTTTTAACTGTTTAAAATCTACAACCATATCCATATCATCTAATATGGTGTTATACCTCGCTGCAGTTACTGTCATTTTGTAAGTATGTCCATGAATGTTAATACACAAACCTTTATGGTCTGCTAACATGTGGGCCATATCCCATGTAAATTCTTTCGTAATAGTAATCATAACCTTCCTCCCTTTCTCTCCATATTTGCTTAAAAATTAAGGTGCCCTTGCGAGCACCTTAAATTATACGAGGGAACATGAGAATCTCTTAAAGAAATGCTCCATTATTTTCAGGTGATAATATATCAGCCACATTATTACGCTTTTCGCCCTTATATTCCCCAGCTTTCTGTGTTTGAATCTTAACCATTACTCTACATTCTCTTCCAATCGCATGCCCTTCATCCGAGAAAGCCTGTGGATTAAAGTTTGATAAATCAACATCTGGACATACCCTTACTAAGAACTTCTTAAGCTTTGTTAAACCAAATTCCGCTCCGTCACCTTTAAGAACCATCCAGTCAAATAACTTTCTGTTTTCGTACTCGGCATCAGTAATGGTATAACATACAGTGATCATTGGGTTTCCTTTCTTTGAATCACCGAAGTTAAATGTATCAACAACCGCGTTGTACGTGCCTTTTGGTAATAGCTCAAAAGACATTTCTTTTTCTTCGACGTTGTTCAAATTAAAAACCATACCACCTTCATCCTGTGACGCCCCAACACTACCTAAATTAAATTCTGTCATATTAACCTCCAACTCCATCCATTCGCGCCGTCCTCCACCCTCATAATATTTATATCATGCTTTCGCTTGATACCCTGAAACAATCCAATAATGTCCTTGCGGACCCTATTGTTATTATTGGATTGTATCTCAGCATCGTTCTATTCCGATGAGTCACCTGCATTACTATTTAATAAGAGTCAAGCATGCAGTAAAATCAAGACTCTAATGGTCACGAGAATAGGACTCCCACCTACAATTCTTGCCCGGCCTAGGCTCAACCTTATAAATTCAGTCATCTCGTGATAATTAGGGGATGAGTTACAGCCGTGGAGCTCCACTCATCCCAATTATAAATTCCATAGAAGGTCACGCACCTATGTGACATATAAGAAAATGATTTTTCTTATATTAATATAATATTAAAATAAAAAATATTTTTAACGAGGAATTAAAATTTATTTTTTACCAAATATATTGCTTCCATGATTAAGCATTATCTAATGCATAAAGGGTAGTCATGGTAGGATTATCAATCCATAAACCCTTTAAGGCACTTCCAAATCTATGTTTAGCTGCAATATGCGCTCCTCCGTAAAAACCTCCTTCAAGATATAAACGACGAATAATAGTACCGCCATCCTGAGGTATTTTATCTAAATAACCAACTACGTCAACTAAACCCCGCACATCTCCTGAAAGTTTACCAGGTAACATAGGTTCATAGTGAAATTGCTTTCTAGCATCCTGTTCAAAATCTCTACCGCAGATAAATAAACTATTTACAGGAAGATCACGATACCTTCTTACTAAGAATTGAATCATCTCTCTAGATTTACCCCACTCTGAAAATTGTGCTGCATCTGGCTCCGCATCTAATTTCTGTTTCAACGGATCAATACCTAATAATTGATACATACAATATTTTTGTGCTTCTGTAAGGGAATCAGTAATAACAGTTCTAAATTTCTTAGGCTCGGGAATTAGCGCGGCCATTTTCTTTTCATCTTGCAAATCACCTGGTGCGAAACCCTTAATTTGTCCTTCTAATTTACGTAAACTAACTAAATCATTACTGTCTCTAAATTGTACATGAAGTTTCATAAATTCATAGATATAACTATATTGCTTGTAGTTTTGTACTGGAATAACTAAAATATGCTTATTAGGGTTAATATCCATCTTTTTACATAACTTAGCAATCTCGCGCAAACTTTTTTCTCCCCCTTCAAGGGATATATACAATATGTCGCGCATTTCTTCAGCTAATACAGCAGAACCAGCTAACCAAGTCTTACCTACTCCAAAATCGCCATAAAATAAAGCATTCATCCAACTAAAAGATTCTTCAATATCTCTACCTAAAATTAAAGGTATTGCTGTTGGTGTTGTCATATTCATACTGTTTCCTCCTGTTTGTTATTTTTGTGTATGGTAATACATTTTTGTATCCAATCTTGATACACATCCTTCGCTCTCTTACCCGATCTGAGATCTAGTATGAATCCCGCGATTTCATTATGAAATTCATAAATAAATTCTTTATATGGATCCAATAACACAGTAGGTTTAGTCATTAGCTTTGTTTCAGATACCATAGTGGGGTGTATTATTTGTCCATCACATAAAGATACACGTAATCCTTTAGTAATATCTTCCAAAAACCCAAGTAATGCATTACTATCATCTATTAATGCATTGTGCATAGTTACTAAAGAATTATATGCTTTAACTTCTTTTCCATATTTACCTCTTACCTCACATACAGCACATGCGGGAATACTTCCCATAACTTCTTTTTCCATTATCTATTCCTCCTCTACATTATTTTCTTTTATGTTTTCACTTTCACATATCACACAAGTTGGTATTTCATGTTCCCCAAAATATTCAAACCATTCTTGTTTACACTCTTTACATATCCATCCATTACTTGGTAAATATAACATAACTACTCCTCCTTAGTCTTATTATCATCAGGTAATATAATATTTATACCGTCAAAATCAATATCAAAATCATCTTCTATTACTACGCCCTCTTTTATCATTTCATTGATTTTCATTCGCCACTCTTCTTTTTGCCCATCTTCTTGTCTTGGTCTTGCTTCGTATTCATTATCAAGAATTAAAGCTACTTCACTATTACGACCATCATCAATAGCTAAACAAACGTGACGTAAAGGACAGTCCCAAATACAATCTCTGGTAGGATTCGGATATAAATATAAATCAGAATTAAGCATTAATTGAAGTTCTCCCATTATATGTCTATATGTGGCTTCTAATTGTTCTTTATTACGTTGAATAAAATCCCATCTAATAAATCTATCACCCTCAGGAGTTTCCTGCTCAGCTAGATGGTTTAAAAAATCTATATATTTCATAGGGGCTTTCTGCACAGAACCAAATTCATTAATTAATTCTTGTCTAACAAGATAATGTGTAGTCTTTTGTTTCTTATCCACACTTAATTCACCGCTTTTTAGCCGTTTAGGTTTTTTAGCAATATCTTTAGTTAGTTGCAAATAAACAAAGCCATATATAGGATGCCCAAACCATTTTTCCGCTGCCCATAAATAAGCACTAATCTGGTCATCTGTGTCTAATTTATTTGTATCTGCTCCTTTAGCGGTCTTATAGTCAAGAATCCACCAGCGTCCATAACGATCTATTACAAGTCTATCCATAGTACCATGATAATAAATAGGTACTATCTTAATAGGTATTTCTTTTCCTTTATGCATATAAGTATATTCTGGTTCCTGATCAGCAAGCCTAAACATATCAAAGGCATTCTGGTTTATTAACTGTGGATCTCCTTCCTTATATTCACAGATAATTTCTTCTGTCTTAGCATTTACTATTACTTTAATATCCAGGTCAATAAAAAAACGTTGCTCTACTGCAGGCTTAGCTCCTTCACTGAAAGGAACACAAGGTTTATTATTTTCGTTTAACCATAGTGTTTGGAAATCCCATTGTTTGTTATATCGTGGATACCAATCTAAGAAGTATGTTAACATTGCTATTCCCAAATCATATGCGTCTTCCGCTCCATCAGGTAATGTATCCTTATCAAATGCATTGTAATATGCCTTGAATGCTTTTCTTGGATCACCAAAATAATTATAACTAAAATAGTCTTCCATAGCGAAATGTATCGCGGAACCGAACCAAAAATGTATATTCTGTTCAGTCCCTTTTCTTTGTAAGTTTCCTTTAAGAGACGATTGCCATCCCCATTTACGTAAACAACGTCTAAAAACACGTCTATCTGAAGTTCTTATAGTAAATTTACTTAAATTGTCCATAAATAATTTTCCCTCCCCTAATTTGATTTGTATTCATATTATTATAATATTGAAATAAAAAAGATTTTTAACGAGGTTAATCATTTTAATTTTAGTTCCTGCCTGCGATTTATTTTAAAACGATTCAATAGCATTGTATATTGTTCCTCATTACCTATAGCCCAGTTACTAGCATCTTGTTTGTCATTTAATCTCTGCGCCACATCTTCATCAACAGTATTTCTATGCATGAAATAATAAATATTGACAAAATGTTTTTGTCCAAAACGATGAAGTCTATCTTCAGATTGTACATTTTGATTAAAGTCCCATTCATATCCTAAGAAAAAGGCATGCGATGCCTCCGTAGCATGAAAAGATGCACCACTCTTAATAACACATATAAGTATTTTTTTGTTACTTTTATTCTTTTGAAATTCCTGCCACTCATCAGCAAATTTTTGTGCCGTCATACCACCCGATATTGTATATACTTTAATATCTTTCATACTCTTATGGATAGCTTCTTGGATATGTGGTATTACTTTCCTAAAAGGCGTAAATACTACAAATGATTGACCAGATTCAATTAAATCCTTACCCATGATAATTAATTGTTCCAAAGCAGCTCCGGTCGATTTTAAACCCAACATAGCAGGACAAGTAAGCAATTGACGTAGTCTTAAAATTAAAGACATCATATTGGGTGTAATTAAAGCGGAATCCTCTAACTCTAAATACATATTTGTAACTAAATTGTTATATGCTTTTTCTTGTTCTTCATCCATGTCAACATATATAATCTGCCTTTGCTTTCCGGGTAAATCTTTAAGTACTTCATCTTTTGTTCTACGCAACATGTATTCTTTAAGCATATTACGAAAAGACTCTATATTCTTTGGTCTTCTTTCAATACTCTTACCAAAAGGAGTATCAATCGTAATACAATATTTATTAACAAACTGCCAGTAACTTTTAAAATTAGCCTTATCAATCATGGACAAAGGTGCATATAAATCAATCACACCTTGACGGATTGGCGTACCAGTGAGTAGATAAACATAAGGAATATTCCGCGCGAATTTTTCGAACGCCGTGTAAGTTTGCGATTTATGGTTAAGCAAACCGGATACGTGTATTTCATCTGCCACTAACCCATGTATATTTGGATCAAGCTTTACAATTTCGTCGAGCATACCATACGTTGTAATTAAATAACCACCCTGGTACGATTCCCAAAGCTTTGCTCTTTTGGCTAATGTTCCAGAATAAACAATACTGTCTTTTCCAAACCATTTCATAATTTCTTCTTTCCATACATATAAAGCAAACTTAGGACAGAAAATTACACAATTAAAGTCTTTATCTTCCCATATTATTTCTAAAGCGGTTAAAGTTGTTACGGTTTTACCTAAGCCCATTTCATCATATACAAGACATTTTTGTTTATTACGTAAAAAATGAACCCCATCAATTTGATAGGGCCTAAGTTTATCAGATATTACCATCTTTTACCTCCTTTTACCTCCATATAATTCATAAGGAACTTAATTATATCTTTTCTATCAGTACACAATTGCATTGTGGTACCATCTTTAAAATAAATATCGCAATCCAATTCTATTGATTTACGATTCATGAGTGCCATAGTAATAGCTCCTCCCACACCTGCAACAACAGCACCTACTAAGGATGAAGAACATGAACTATAGAAACTGGATCCATTACTACTAACTTTTATTATCTTTACTCCGACAATCTTATCATTAAGATCGTCATACTTAAATAAACCAGTAACGCCTATTAAATCTCCTCCCATTAACATTACTTTACTGTATTTACCTTTTACGTCTAACACAGCAACAGCTCCTTCCTATTTTGAAATGTCCTCTGTATTTCCTCGGGCTTGGAACCGACCTCGGCTACATTACATAGAGGAATGAGTTTGATGATAGGAAGCCGCGCGAACTCATCCCTCTCTCTATTATCCTAATCTATTGAAACGATATACTTCTCTAAAATTATCTTTTCAATTCTTTGTCTAACTGCACTGTTGATAGGATGTGCTACATCTCTATATTCTCCTTCTGGCGTTTGTCTGTTAGGCATTGATATAAATAACTCTCCATTATTTTCAATTATCTTAATATCACGTACTACAAATTCATTATCAATTGAAATAGATACCACTGCCTTCATTTTATGCCCATTTTCTATTTTCCTGATTCGTACATCTGTAATTTCCATTTTATTGACCTCCTCTACGTATTTGGTATGCTCGCTTTACTGCTTTGAATTCTGGATCATTTAACTTTAAATCACATACGCAAGTCAATGCAAATGCAAGACCCTTCATTTCATATTGGAGCGACATAAATCTTTCTGACTTCCTTGTAGGATCTAAACTCCTTTGTATCTCTATCAGGACATTCAGTCGTTCATGAATACGCTCTTTTGCATTTTGACCCGCTACATATTTTCTCACGCATGTCTTCCTCCTTTGCCTGTTTCGTTAAAGTATCAACGAGTACTTGAGCGGTAGCCATACGGGCTATAGCATAGTCTATTAAATGCTCTTCTGCAATACTAAAGTACGATTGTGCTTGTTGTAATTCTTTAATAGCTTCTTGTAATCCTTCTTTAATGCTTACTTTACGCACCTAAATTCCTCCCCTCTTGTTCCAATATTCTATTTCGACATATAAAATTAAAAGTAATACTATACTTAATATAGGTATCCATAAAAAAGAGAATACCCATAACCAAGTCCAGGTAATAATATTACCCAATTTTAAGCCTATAAAAACTATTTGTAATAAACCAAGCAAAAGACATAGTATAGCGCCACAACCCCTTCTTGGATTATCATCATTATCATACATATTTATTCCTCCAACATCTTTAATAAATTAAAAATACCTCTACCTTTTTGTTTAGTACTCGGATAACCCTTCCCCAAACACCAATATCCTGTACTTGGCCAGAAATGATAATTTATTCCTGTTTTAGAATAGACACGTACAAAACCATTTACACCTTCTTCAAAACGTATATCATTCTGTATTAACTTTTGTATGGATGCATCATAATTACGTTTTTTCTTGTCCCTAGAATATTCACGCATAACTTTAAAAGTTTCAGATGAGCTACTCATAAGATATCTTCACCTCTTTTGTAAAATAACAAAAAATATAGTCCATGCCTTATAGCATCACGTGAATGCTTCATACCCTCTTTCCAAAAACCCCATTCTTTTAATTTTCGATCAGTTACGAATGCTTTTGCTTGAGAAGCCATTTGATATTGCACTGGCCTATGATGCTTCCAACAATGATAATCTATAGCACCAATTAATCTTAAAGTAGGTATTGCACTAAAACTATGTCTATCTAATTTATGTTGGTATACTCTGTAATTTTCACATACTACGAAGTCATGTTCTTGACTCATTAATATTTCTTCTAAGTTATTCCAAAGTAAATCATCTTTGTTTACGGTCGCAGTCTGTCCCCAACTAGTTAATTTAGACCCATGAAAAATAGCATATCCAGTTGTTTCACCTGGATCTAAACATAATAAACTAACTGGTACCTTATCATCTTTACGTGAGAGATTAAATAATTCTTCCCATTTAATCGACATAATATCCCATCTCCTCACACTTTTCTTTAATTTTTTGTATTACCCTTTGATGTCTTGTTCTTACATTTTGTATAGACATTCCTAAAATATCCGCCATTTGACTCATATTAAAGCGGGTTTTTTGTGATACTTCTCTAGCAGACTCAGACAAATAACGTAATTCAAGCAAAGTCCATTTCTCTAAATCAATCTTAGTATTTTGTCCCTTAGTTGCATTAGCTATCTCCTTTATGCAAGGTTGAATTACCACATCAAATAAACTAACCAAATCATTCTCTTCAATAATATTATTGAACTGTTCTTCGGAAAGTAAATCAGCAACAAGATCTGCATTACTAATTTCATGGCCATCTACTAATATAAATGCATTAAGATATACCATCTTATCATTCAATATATTTTCGATCAATGTAGATGCATATCTATGTTGCCTATGCAATTCCCGTTCAATACAAAAACATGCGTAGGATGCAAAAGGCACCCCACGCTCTTCTTTGAATGTATCAACCGCAACTATTAACCCCATACAGCCTGCTTGATACTGATCATCAGAATAAGGTCTCCATTTCTTTAACACATGGGAAACTAACTTCAAATTTTCTTCAACTATCGTATTACGATATAACAGTGCCTTTTCTTCTTCAGCCTTCATCCTTCTAAATAAATTCAATGTTCTTTCCTGGTGCAAATTCATAATAGATTCCCGCCTCCTCCGTATAATTACTTGTGCCGTATCCAAATTAAAGATATTTCTGCCAATAATGCCATTAAATCATTATCAATCGAATCTGCAAATTGATCCGCAATCAAATCCAGTTGATTGGATAAAGCTGCTAAACGATTTATCTGTACCTCCTTAAGATAAATTAAATGAAATTCATTTAAACAAAAATCATCTAACATATCCGCCAATTTTGTTGCCTCTTGCCATGATAGTTTCGCTTTAGTATTTTCCATAAAGAACCCCCTTCCTAAGGAACTAAAATTTAAAAAGTTATCTATTAATATTATATCATAAAAATATAAAAAATAACAGCTATTTTGAAAAAAATATTAAGAAAAAAGTTCTGGATGACTATCAACATATTTCTCAGCCTTTTTTATTACTTCTTCAACTTGTTGCGCAGATAAATTTCGTGCATCTTTCTCTTTACGTAAATTACAAAGGGTGTGTGTGCACGCAATATTGGTAAAACAATCGCTTCCGCCCAACACCACTGGTACGACATGGTCTAATTGTAAATTCTTTAGTACTGTAATTGATTCACCACAAAGATAACATATAGGATGTTCACCTACTCTATCCCTATCAATAACCCAATCTCTTTCATATTTGATTCCTTTATTAGTAGCTAATAATTGTCGTCTTTTTTTGTGTGCCTTTCTCATTACTTTTTTACCTACTTTAGAATTATTATACTTTTTTTGTTTTTCCAATATAGTTTCTTTATTTTTCTGATAGTATTGTCGTCCTACTTCTTGCTTTCTTTCCTTATTTTGTTCATAATACTGCTTATAATCACGTTTATGTTTAGTTCTTTCATAAGATAATTGTGCCGTATTCTTTTGACACTGTTTGCAATTACCTGTACATTTATTCTTGGCATTGTTATTAACATTAAATAGGTAAAATTTCAATATTTGATGACAGCGTCCACATCTTTTGTAGCCCTCAGGAATTTCTGCATTTTCTGTTAATTCTAGAAAATCAGGGGACTGTAAATAAGCATCATTGTTGAGTACAATTTCCGCAATTTCAAGTCGCTTTAATTGTTTTGCTTGTTCTTCTGTATAATGCACATGCTTATCCTCCTATACTATTATTCTCTCCGCATATACGTCAAAATATAGCTGGCCCTTATGAACCAGCTATATTTAAAAGAAACAATATTATAAAAATTAATTTATTATTTATTCTGTAACTTCTGTTTCTGTTATCTTGTCGGCTTCATCTGATTTAATTTGCATACCCTCAAGAACTTTAAGCGCATTAGTAAGTAAATCAGGATTTTCCACAGCATCAATGAATTTTTCAAGTGCTTTAACGGCGTCAACAAATTTTTCTTCTATTGTTTTCATCTTCTTAGTTGCTTGCCATACTACTGAATATTCAACACCAAGTTCTTTAGCAATGTCTCCTTTGGTAACACCTTCAGCAACTCTTTTACGAATATATTCACTTCTTGAAATTTTTGTACCATCTACAAGTTCAACTTCATATTTTTGTCTTGTACCATCAGCATCTTTAGTTAATCCATAAACAACTCCATAAGAAAGGTCAAGCATTTTTGCTATATCCCCACGACTAAGGCCTGCTTCAATTTGTCTCTTGATCCATTCATTTCTATCACTTTCCATAGTATCAGGAACTCCGGCTCCCTCAGGTTGTTCTTCTCCATTAATAAAAACTTTACCATCTTTAACGAAAAGAACTTTGTCTTCTTCCGTAATTTGGATTTTACTAAAAGTAACTCCTCTTCCTCTTGAAGTAGGTTCCGCTTCATTTTCCATGTTTACAGTTGCACCATAAACAGTTCTATAAGGAATTGCATAATCTTCAGAAATCTGTTTTCGGCTTTTATTAAATGAAGAAAATTGTTCTCTGATGAAAGCACTTTTGGAACATAGAGTTCCATCTGCTAATCTCCACTCCTGTTCTTGTGTATCTTCTTCAACTGTAGGTACTTCTGTGTCTAATATCTCGTTGTTGTTCATTTCGTCCATTGTTTCTTCCTCCTGATTAAAATATTCGTTCATGATTCTTCCTCCTTCTAGATTGTAATTAATTTATAATTGTTATATTAATATAATATTAAAATAAAAAAGATTATTAACGACGAAAATCAAAAAAAATTTAAAAGACCCCTATTTGAAATTTAACCATAAATGTGTGTAGCCTGAAAGAAGGACGCCGGTAGCATCTTATGCCCTTCTCTTATAAACCTTTTGTATAAATTATGCTTCCTTCAGGTATTAATTAATTGTGGAGCCTTATTTTGAAGAAATTTCCCCGTTAATAATCTTTTTATTTTTAATATTATAATAATATAAAAATATTTATCGTAATAATACTTTAAGTGAAGGGAAAATATTCATTAGAGGAGGTAAGTACATGTCACAAAATGATAAAAAACAGGGAAACAAAAAGAAAATGCTTGGCGGTTTCGTACCGGCGGAAATTTATTGGGCATTTAAAGAAATGGCTGCTATTAGAAAAGAATCAATGACTGAAGCTTTAACTAATGCCATATTAATGTATATTGATGTAGAAGAAGAAAAAACACAAGAATAGGAGAAATTTATGGATATTACACAAGAAACTTTGTATGGTTTGGTTTCAAAATTAGCTGTAATGAAACCTTTCTCTGTTAAGGAGGATAATACGAAACAGAAAATTAAATTAAATGAATTTTTTGCATCTAATGAGTATATTGCTGAAGATAAAATAGATGGTTGTCATTATCTAATGGTAGCCTGTCGTTTCTTTAGTACAGAACATGTAGAAAAAACAAATAATTTCCCACATCTTAGAGATTTCTTTATTAAATTGGCGATGCCTAATCTTATTCTAGATGGAGAAATAAATTATCCTGGAAAGACTAGTCAATACTGCACTAGAGTAACCGGCGCAGATGCTTCTACGGCAGTATCTTTTCAAAATACTAACGGTCCTATTAATTATACTATTTGGGATATCTTAAGAACTCCTAAGGGTACTTGGTTAGTTAATGAACCTTTATATAAGAGAAGACAAATACTTGAATATTGGTATGAACATTATGTCAAAGGTACTGTACTAGAATCCTATATAAAACTAACTAAATGGGTTGAATCAGATAAAATGTCTTTTAAAGAGGAAATCATTAATGGTGGTGGAGAAGGTATCATTTTAAAGAAAAAAAATAGCCTATACGTAATGGGTAAAAAACCCGCCTGGATGTGGATAAAAATTAAAATACATGATACGGCCGATTTATTTATTACCGGATTTGAAAAACCTAAAGTAGAATATACTGGAAAGGACTATGATGGATGGTCTTATTGGATGGATATTAATGGAATTACAACTCCCGTAACAAAATATCATTATTTGAATTGGATAGGTGCCATTGAATTATCTGCCTATGTTAATAACCAAATACACAAAGTTTGTACATGTTCAGGGATTACAGAAGAAGTAAGGAAAAATATTTCTGAAAATCCTGAAGCCTTTCTAAATAAGGTAGTTAAGATTTCTTATATGGAAAAAACAGAAGCAGGCATACCAAGACATCCAAGATTCGAAGAATTTCATGAGAGTAAAACAGCCCAAGAATGTACTTGGAATTTTGATTAAATAAGGAGGGAGCAAAATGTTAAAAACAGCTAAAAAGTTAATACAATTAGGTCTCCCTATAATTCCATTATGTTCTCATAATCATGCTTATGCAACACCTAAACACATACAAATGTGTAAATGCGCTGGTAAATTACCTCTTATAAAAAACTGGACCTTAAAAACTATTACAACAGAAGAGGATTTAGATAATTGGCATAAACAATTTAAAGAATTTAACATAGGCTTGCCATTAGGAAATGCGTCAGGGTATTGCGGTATTGATATAGATGGAGAACAAGGGGAATTATACCTGCAACAGATGAGTGCTGGAGAGATCCCAGATACGTGGGAATTTTCAACAGGTGCAGGCAGGCGGCTACTTTATTTAATACCCACTGGTACGAAAACGAAGAAATTTAAAAAAGCTGATAAAGATGGAGGACACCAAGAGTGTGCTTTATTGTGTGAGGGGCAACAAACAGTATTACCACCATCGATACATTATACAGGAAAGAATTACGAATGGGTTGATGATCATAGTCCATGGGATATAGATTGTGCTGAAGCTCCTAAATGGTTAGTTGATTTAATTAAAATAGACGAACGTACCAGTGGGGTGGTTGACTTTAATTCAAATGAGTCCGCGTATGTTGACCCTCTTTCGGATTTAGATGCTGAATTTGAACAGGATTTAGACTTTGAAGATACTACACCTCCTGGACTCATCTTAAGTGAGACCACTGTAAAGGGGCAGAAAGGTAAAACTGGTCATTCTATTACAGTTACCGAAGAGTTATTGACATCGCCTATACAGGAGGGGCAGCGCGACAATACCATGACAGCTATAGTAGGTCATTATTGTGCTAATCGTGATTTACGTCGTTTGGGTAAGGATATGATCTTGCAAGTGTGTCAAAATCATAATCTTAAATATTGTAATCCTCCCTTAGAGGCTATATCTATTGAACAAAAAGTAAATTATTTCTTTGAAATGGAACAAATGAAAGAAGCTAAGTTCAAAGATAATAAAAAAGATAAACCTCAATTTGAACCTTCAAGGATGGCTGAAGTAGTATATGCCCGCTTAAAAGAAGAAAAGTTATTATTACATTTTGATCAACATTCAAAAATGTATTATTTTACCAAGCCTGAAAAAGGTCCTTGGCAATATTGTAGAAATATTACAATAATTAATAAACTAATACGTAAGTATATAATTAATCCTCAATATGGTCATTCTTCTTGGGATAAGCAAAGTTACATCGATGAAACACGTAAAGCTCTTGAAGAAATGTTTACGGATCCTTTTAGTATACATGATTTATTTGATATTGGAGCATATGCTAATAAATTGTGTCAGTATATAGTAGTTAATAATGGTATGTTAGATTGGAAAGAAGGGCAGATAATTCCATGGGATTCAAATTATCATACCACAGTTTCCTTTGATGTAAATTATAATCCTACGGCGGATTGTCCGAGATTTGAAAAGTATTTAAAGGAATGGTTGCCTGATCCTAAGACACGTGCACTAATTCAAGAATATCTAGGTTATTGTCTAATCCCTAATACCAAGTTTAGGAAAGCTTTATTCTTATATGGTAAGGGAAAAAATGGTAAGTCTATGTTATTAGAATTTCTACAGCACTTCTTCGGTGAAAATAAGTCAGCTCTTTCATATGATGGGTTATTTACACGATTTGGTCCTGCTAATTTAAAAGGGAAGTTAATTAACATCTTTGACGATACAACAGTTTCTTTTGCTAAAGATACGGGAATAGCTAAGAATCTTATTGCCGGAGGTACGATCTCAGCCGAATTTAAGGGTAGAGATCATTTTGAATTTACCAATGTAGCAAGATTTATCTATAGTGCTCAGGAAACTCCTAGAACAGCAGATCATTCAGATGCTTGGTATGATAGGTGGTTTTTTATACAATTTCCTAATAAGTTTAGACCATCTAATCAAATGAAGATTGCTATAGAAACTGCTATGGAAGAGGAAAAAGAAGGTATCTTTAATTGGATGGTAAAGGGATTGAAACGATTAATGGAAAATGATAGCTTTACTGATAGTGTAGAAGTTGTAGATTCCTCAGTCCACTACAGACAATCAAACGATGTGGTTGCTTCATTTATTGGTAACATGTGTTGCAATGATGTTAATCGTAAACCAACACCTATTAATACTTTATATAAATTGTATACTGTATGGGCAGAAAAAGAGGGTAATAGGTCTGTCAGTAAGAAAACTTTCATTGAAAGAACATTAAATCTAGGCTATGTTAAAAAGTCTATCATTATGGATAAACAAGGAACTAAGGCTTGTTTCGAAGGATTATCTATTGATACGACTAGTGCCGCTTATACAGAAGATACCTTAGACTATGTACTTGCAATGCAGAGCTTATAAAGGGATTATTTCTCTCTTGAAATTTTTTCATATTTGTTATATAATATTAGTATAAATAAACAAATAAAATTATTATAGGAGGTACCACTATGACTAAGAATGAGCAAATGGACAAAATATTCAATACTGTTGGATTATCATATTTATCTAATCTTTATGAAGAAGCTAAACAAAATATCGAAGAAATGGATGAAGCTACGGTAAATCAATATGCGGAAAAAATTACTTTAGAAGAATTGATTAAGGTATCTTTCAATAAAGCCAAGAAAATTGTTGAAGGTATGACATTAAAAAGAAGAATAAAAATGTTAAGTGAATTAGATGAACATCTTTTATACTTGTATCAAGAGACTAAAGGATATAATGATGCATTATTTGGCAAAGCTAGGTATGGTCCTAAAGAATTTCAAAAGATAATGGGTAAGATTAAACATTTAGAAATATTGCAAAATTGGTTATACGGAATAGATTAAATGTAAATATAAAGGAGGATAACAATGTCTAAGTTAGATTGGGAACAATTATATTTCGGTAGATTAAGTCGCCAGGAAATACAACGGGCAGTTGTAGAAGAAGAATGGCAAATAGTTAGGATTAAGATGAAGGGTGTTGCCTTACAGATGAAGTATGACATGTTAAGACACTGGTTGATTAAAAATAAGTACTCAAGAAAAGCTAAGGTACAAGTAACAAATTATGTAACAGCATTGAGTAGAGGGGGTTTGATTAAACCGGAACAGTATTTAGTAAAAACAAACGTACCAGTGGTGGGGCAAGACGCATAGCCGTTTAGAAAGCCCTATTTGGAATTACACCCAACTGGTACGATGCCAAGAGCTCGCCTCAAACGATAGGGGTGGGCTTTCTTAGGCGATATTGTCGGGATACTTGATTTAAAATATTTTGATTTCCCGAAGAAAAAGTCGTTAAAAATCTTTCAGAGACAACTATTATAATAATATAAGCAAAACTAAAAGGAGGAATTGATTTATGGAATGTGTATTTAAAAAGGAAGAAGAGTTAAAGGTAAGAAAAAAGTGTATTGATTGGTTTGATAAAACCTTTACCAACGATATGGTGCAAATTCATAATAGTTTGTCTTTGGATTCAATATGGGAAACTTATGAAAGATTGCGTAAGTCTGGTTTATCTCTTGAAGAGTTTAGACAGATACTTTATTGGAGCGGGAGGATTAATGGTGGGTTAAGTAATTCCGGATACATTGTGGATAAAGTAGCAGTAAGTAGCAAGTCAATAGAAGAGATGGAAATACTAATGTCTATATGTCCAATGGAGATGCGTGGAACTATTCAAAAAATGATTACACGTAAAGCGAACAAGATTGCAACCCCGAATTATGTTGAACAAGAGATTCAATGTTTTGGTTATTCCCATTTAGAACTGTTCTTTCATATGTGGTGTATTAACGCGACATCAGAAAAGGGTAAGAAATTTGTGGAGTCATGTGGATTAACAAGAAAACAAACTGGTACATCATTGAAGGCCCTGAAAAGTGCTTATACTTGTTTCTGTGAAACGTTTACTGTTCCTATGAGATTTAATGCTTCCCAATTAAAACATTATTTTGAACAAAAGGGATTCGAAATTAAGAAGGGTTATGTTTGCGGAGTAGCAGGACAGACATACTTTGATAATCTTATTGTGCCTGGATGGCTTTCACAAGATGCATTCGATCTACCTATCAGCATTACGTGTAAGAATGGAATAATCTTCAAAGCAGGGGTCTATTGGGATATCACTTTAGGACAAAGCTTTATAGACTCAGACTTATGTACAAGATTTTCTACGTTACAATCTGCAGCGGATTACTATTTACAATTTATACATCCTAAGGAAGAGGCTAAGATAACATTATTAGCTAATCAACAAGGGTTGGATAAACATTGTGGAGTTGAGCGTACCAGTGTGGGTTTGACAAATAGAACCGCGCCATCTGCGCCATCTGCTCCATCTACGCCATCTGTACCCGTTGAATCTCCATCTGTTGAATTAGACTTATGTAAAGATTGCGATAAGGAGGCTGACAATTGTATGTCTTGTCCTCATGGTTTGTCGGTTTGATCCTCATGGTTTGTCGGTTTGATGTTGATGTTTTACCCAGTAGATTTATTTGGTCTATTGGGTTTTTTATTGCCTAAAAAATGGGTTTCCGAGTGCAATTTTTCTGATCCTTGTTGATTACGATTTTTTCTGTCGGGATTTAGGGAAATCTTATCTCATCATTCTAATAAGTGGTTTTCGTGGATAGGTTATAAAAGTACTATTTTTTCTTAATATTCTATATGAAAAATAAAATATATTATATATATTATATGGGGATATATATGGGGATATAATATATAATATATAATATATAATATATAATATATATATATATAAGGTAACCAAGTTGGTTGCACAAAAATAAACGGATCTCAAAACATTGATTTTAGTAATGGAGATAAATTAACCCAGTGTCTCGAGAAAAAAAAACTAAAAAGACAAGGTTCAGATTTTTTCACACGGGATCCCTAACTATTCAAAATTTTATGTGGTTAACTGGTTTTTTATGTGGTTTGTAGGGATTTTATGTGGGTTGTGGGGGATTTTATGTGGTTAACTGGTTTTTTATATGGGTTGTAGGGGATTTAATCGATATAAATATGTTTCCCGGACTTCTTATTGGGTTATTCTCGAAACTGAGGAGATCGATACGAGATTTAGGGATTCTCTGGACTTAAACAAATTTGCCGGACGTTTTAAGGGCTGCAGTGATTGTTTTACTTAAACTGTGGAATATCCAGTAAGGGATTCAATCTTACGGACTTGCTCAAACGGTGTTAGTTTTAATAGGTTCTATGGAGACGGGCCGGGGAGGCCACCGATGACCTTCTTCCGCAAGTTTGATCCTCTTGCAGGTTGCCAGGTTCCGGCCCGACCAGTTAAAGTCGTGCGACCAAGCGGCCCACTGGCCCATCTCCTACTATACATTTATTTTATTACCCACCCATCTCCTACTATATATTTATTTTTATCGCCCGTCTATTAGGTCCTCTTATAAGTAGAAAAAAAGAAGCCTTTATTTGGCTTCCTTTTTCCTATAGTAAGTTATTCAAGAAAGGAGTTATTAGGCTCCTGCGCAACGAGTCTAACTAGTTAAGATACGCCATCCTTCTTTGTTCCACTTCCTATTTTTTCGTAACATGGCTTCGTCTGAATCTACATGACATAAGGCACATATTTCGGGATCCGTGTTCTTGCATCCTGCGCAAGTGTTGATCCACTGGAATTGTTCAACCATCTTTTTGATCTTCTTCATCCTCACTTACCACCCTTCCTTCGTAATCATGAAATGTACCGCCAATTAGAATCATTGTTCTCGCAGTTCCATCATTGTGTACGTAACTTTGGATCCAGTATCCAGACCCCTTAACATCTGCCACATGTGTTTTTCCTAAGAACATAAATTTTATAGTCATACTTTGAAACTGGTCTTCCTTCAGATGTTTTCTTGCCACTAACATAGTATTCCTAATAAGTAGCTGTTTTACTGCTCCAGTACTCATAAAATGCATAATTGTTAACCCCTTTCGGGCTCCATTATTTGGAGCCCTTTGTTGTTTTAGTCTTTTTAGCCACTGCTTCGATCACTTCCACAGCTTCTTGAACTTCTTCCGCAGTGACCACCGGGTTCATTTCCTTTTTAACCTTCCACACTTGACTATAGTCACATTTTAGTTCTCTTTGTATGTCGATGATTTTCATCCCGTCGGCTAACATCGCCTTAATCTGATTCTTTCTTTCGTTGTTGCCGTGAGACCTGATTGATTTTTCAATTTCGATTCCGTTTTTGATCACGTAATTACTGATCACATTATATGCATGATTATAAATTACGCCTACCATCTGATGAATGTCCTTCACTTCGTATCCTGCATCGAATAATGTTTGGATCCTTTTGCTCTTGGACAATGTTTCATCCTTTGCTACCGCCATTGCCTCTTCCGTAGTCATTGTTACTTGTTTGTTAACTATTTTCATAATAGTCCACCTTTCTGCCCTTACTGCCGGGCCAGCTAAAATGTTATTGGTAGAAATTAAATGTTTGTTTAATTTCTATATTATTATTATATCATATATTATAAAAAATATCACGTTATTTTTAAAATAAATTTTCCCTTGCCCCATTAGACCATGAATCAGGTAAACGCCCTCCAGGTTCGTATCCTACAGTGTGTCGTTGTGTAAACGGTTACTCGGGCGCGGCAAATGTGTTTAGGGGTTTAAAACACCACACTGGTACGCGGGGAATCCTGGAACAGGTTAATCCGGGAAACGGGTAACTGGGGAACGTTTTAAAGGGTGGGCGGAGACGGGCCAATGTGCGCACGGCAGAACGTTTTAAACGTTGGGCAAGGACAACCCAGCCGGGCGATCGCTGGCCCCTCTCCCTCATACCATTTAATTGATAGCTCCCTCTCCGTCATACCATTTAATAACTTTTGTAACAGGAGTAAGGAACTTAAAAGTTTTTAAAAAGGAGTTGAAAAGGATACAATTTTAATATATAATATAAATATAAAAATTTATTTTAAGTACCATCCGGTACAGAAAGGGGATATTAATAATGAAACAGGATAAAGTAATGAAGTATTTAAAAAAGAAGGGAGTGGAGGATAAAATATTTGAAATCTTGTTTGTAACGTGTTCTAAGGACTATATACATCCGAAGGAACAGTTGGAATGGGGGAAAGAGCATGTAACTAATAAAATGAATGAGATGGATGATATTATATGTGCATACTATGATGAACTAATAAACTTACCTTGTACTATGGAACTTATTCAAAGAGATTTAATAAAGGTTAAGGAAATTAGGGATATATACTTTGAGGCAAAAAAAAGGGCTCTTGCAAATGGAGTTAATTTTACAGATGAGGGAGGTAAAATAAATGGAATCTAATAATGTTTTAAAGATGAGTGATTGTGACTTTGATTGTAGTTGGGAAGATAGGATAAGGATTACGAAGGATGATGTATCGATAATAGATGTGGAACTGAGTGAATTAACTACTATTATGTTGAAGGAAGATGTAGTACAGTTACATCTATTTGGTGTTACGTACTTGGAAATAACTCATGAGGATGCGAAGGGGATGTTGGAATCCCATGCTGAGAATTGGGTAGAGAAAGAAAATTAATAGGTTAGATGGAGAGTGGGATTATTTAATTATAATCCCACTCTTGATTTCCATACGGACCTTATTATATAATATTATTATAATAAAAATATATTTGATGTACCCTCTGAGGTACAGGAAGGAGTAAGTTATGAAAAAGATGGAGTTAAATGTAGGAGGTACTAAGTTAGTGGAGAGTGTGGTATATTATGGGATGAGTCAGATGGATTGGACTATAAGATGGTTTTATGGGGATGATCTTAGAGAAAGGGAGTTAAGTGAGACGAGGAAGACGATGTTCTTAGAAGTAGGTTTTACGGAAGATTATGTGGAGAAGATAACGGAAATGAGAGTTGGTAAATTTTATGATACATTGAAGATGATGAAGGAATTGGAAGAGAAATTAAGGAATATTGCGGGAACAGGTCAAGGGGATCTGGAAGATTTATATTGTATCGTAACGGAATTATTAAGATCTCAGGAGGGATTAGTGGAGATGATGAACTGGTGTGAGGATGAGGAAGAGTTGGACCTATTAATAGATTTGATCGAAGGACTAGGGTGGGAAGTCGCGTAGTTTTAAGAAGGAGTCCGAAAGGACTCTTTTTTATGGGGTTTTATGGGCAGGGGGCGACGGAGATGGGCCGGCGAGGCTTCTGGCTTTTAGGTCTTTGAGGACGGGCCGGCATGAAGTAATAAATTAAAAATATAGACGTTTTAGGGACGTTTTAGACGGAATGACGACGTTTTATGGGCGTTTTATGGGCCGACGGAGACGGGCCAAGGATGCTCGTGGGGTGACGTGCCGGCCACCTCCATTGACAAAGGTTTTTTACAAAAAATTGCCCGAGGGTTTTACGGTATTTTTGGGGGGAACAACACGTTACCACGTTACCCTACTAAACACTTTACCACTTTACCCTACTAAACACCTTACCACGTTACCACTTTACCACTTTACCCGACTAACCCATTAAATCACTAACCCCCCTAAAATAATTATATATTATAAAATTATAATATTATTCGATATAAAAAAAGTTGTTCGTGGTATTATAATAAAAGGTAATAAAAAAATAATTAAAATAATTAATAAAAAGTATTGACCTTATATATAATATATGTTATAATATAAATATAGTAAGTAATTAAAAAATAAATTAAAGAAAGGAAGTATTTACTATGATTATTAAAAAAGAGTTTATTAAAAAAATAAATGAAAAGGAGGAAAATATTTTATTAGAAAATTATTTTAATAATAAAATTAGTAAAAAAGATATTATAATTAAATTATTTTATAATGGTTATAATATAAAAGAAATTAGTAATAAATTAAATATTATATATAATATGGTATATAATTATATTAAAGAAAATAGTTTAAAATTAGGTTTTTATAACGATATCGATTTTAGTAAAAATAATAATAATAATGGTAAAAGTAATTTAATAAAAAAATTATTTTTAGAAGGTAAAAATGTTATCGAAATTTGTATCGAATTAAAAATAGGTAGTAATTATTGTAACAAAGTTATTAAAGAAATTAAAGAAGGTAAAAGGTAAAATTAATATAAAAGTTATTATATAGAAATATATAATAACTTTTTTTTTGTAAAATTTTGGAAATTTTCCTTCGGAAAATTTCTTTTTAACCCTAAAGGGTTTTCATTGTTTTATCCTTTTTTAGTTTTAAGTCTACTCGTTTTATAAAGCATCCAGTTCTCCCACACCGGTACTTTTTCCTCTAGTGGCATGGCAATCTGGAGGGCATGGCAATCTGGAATCTGGAATCTGTATGGCAATCTGGATGGCAATCTGACAATCTAAAAAATACACACACAGGGAAAATTTGAAACATGGGTCAAACGTAATTCCAGAAGGCTCTACAGGGCGGCAAGACTGAAGGCCTTAAAAAATTTAAAAATTTATTTGTCTCCCTCGTGCAAAATCTTTATAAAAATACTATTATATTAATATAAGACTAATTAAACCATAATCATAAGCAAATAAATAAATAAATAAATAAATAAATAAACAGGATGATAAATAAATAAATAAATAAATAAATAAACAGGAAGGGAGGAAACACGTATGCAGCCAACACAAGCAACAACAACTACAGCTATAGCGGCCCTAGACTGGGATGCTAAAGGAATAACTTGTTATCAGAAGAAACTGGGAGATTTTGTACAAACATTACAACAAGATTGCGAAGTAAATAATATTGGGATGCCCTTAACTTACGTGGATCCAACCGTCATTGCGGAAACCACCCACTGGTGCGCAAGTCCTGACGATATACCGGATGACAAATTTAATGCTTCAATTGTCCCTATAGAATTTGAAGACGGTCTGCCCACCGTAAATGGGTTACCCTTTTGGGAACGGCTAGATGGCGAAACGCTCCCGTACTATAATGTGTTCAAGCAATATAGGGACATGAAGTATTACAACAATACACATCTTAACACTCGTTCCATTGCGCGTTTAGGTGAGGAAATAGGAGTTCCTGGGAGATTTCTTTCAATCCTCGGAAGGATCTATCATTGGTCACCGAGATGCAAGGCATTCGACATGTATCGAGAAAGAGAACTTCAACTTAGAAGACAAAGGGATATGGAACAATTAGAAAATAAGCACTCTAAATATGCAATGGATCTCTTAGAACAGGCAATCGCCTATTTGAAAGATAATCCAAAGCAGCTGAATCCTAAGACGGCTTTGGATATGGTAGAGTTAGGAATGAAATATGGGCGTGTTTCAGCAGGCCTACTAGGTGATAAGCCTGGGCAAACAGCAGCTTCTTCCGTTCATCAAACAAACATTGCAATTCAGTCCAATTCAAACACCCAAATGGATCATTCCCAAAATGGGGTTGTGCTGAATAACGGAACTGGTTCCAATAGTCCTGCTGGGCGGAAGTTAGCTGATAATTTAAAAGACAATGGTACTTTGGCAAGTATCTTACATGTCCTGAATAGATCTGGTGCCCTCTCCACAGCGGCACCAGAAACCCCTATTGAAACTACTATGGATGAGACTCCAATCGTCGATGTTATAGATATAACACCAATTGAAACAAATAGCAAAGAAGGTGAAAATGTATGAGTACATTCTTACGCAGTAATTCGCAAAAGGCTCCAAATCGTAGCGAAGAGAAACCTTCGGCAATAAACCCACCTGGTACGTTAAACGATTTGCTAAATAGTTTAAATGTTGCCAATATTGATTTTAATGCCTTGCCCAGATCTGAATTAGCAGTCCTCCAACAGCTGCTTACGCCTAAAATGACTCAGTATATCCCACATGTGCCAACACCTAAACAAGCAGCCTTCCTCCTTTTGGACTGCAAAGAGGCTTTTTATGGCGGAGCCGCTGGTGGGGGTAAGAGTGATGCTCTACTTATGGGAGGTTTGCAGTATGTAGATACTAAGGGATATGCTGGAATCATTTTTCGTAAATCGTATGCAGATTTAACAAAGCCTGGTGCTTTGATAGATAGAAGTAAAGAATGGTTATTTAAGTTTAATGATGTACGATGGGTTGAAAAAGATAAGAAATTTGAATTCTTTAAAAAATATGGACCCCATACAGAAGTGTGGTCAATCCTTCAATTCGGATATTTGGAAACAGCTAATGACAAGTACAACTATCAGGGTCAACTTATTCACTGCCCTCCAGAGTAGTTGTATTACATAACCGGTATATGAGACGGTATCTGGTATTGCGTGAACGCATGTAAAAGCGGTGTGCAAAAGACAAGAAGAGTAAACGGAGGTTGAAGAGTATGTCTTTTAAAGTAAATGAAATCCTAGGTGATATGCAAATTCTAAAAATTGATACAAAAAACAAAGCCCGACCTAAAGTCGTATTAAAATGTCAGATTTGTGGTTATGTAAGAACAATTGGCCAATCTGCTTTATATAGGGGTGTAGGTAGAACACATCAAGCCTGTATCCAGGCAATTCAAAAGAATTGTGTTCCCGAAGATAAAGATAAACTAGAACGTTTTAGACTAGTTTATCATCAGGCAGAACAACGTTGTAATAACCCAAACATAAGTAATTATATGAATTATGGTGGGCGGGGTATAAAAATGTTATTTAAAGATTATGCACATTTTTATTGTGTTATGTGGTCCTCTTACAGAGAAGGTTTAACACTAGAAAGAAAAGACAATGAGGGACATTATACACCAGAGAATTGCTGTTGGGTAACACGTAAAGAACAGGCTGTTAATAGGCGTACTAGTATAAAAATAATAGCTACTAAAGTAGCTACAGGTTATACTAAATACTATGCCACCATCACTGATTTTTTACAGGAAAACCAAATGTCTTTAAATATAGGTGGAAATATTAAAAATTGTATCGATAAACCAAATAGAACCTATCTAGGATGGAAATTTATAAGTGCTAACGGGGAACCCCCAAAGATGGAATCCCGTGCCAAGCCTATATAATAGGAAGGTGTAGAGACTAATTGTACACTAGGGATTAACACTAGTGGAAGTGCGCAAAGTAAAAAGAGATAGTCCGTACTAGGGTGAATATCAATTTGTAGGCTTTGATGAGTTAACACATATTGATATGAGTAATTATTTATATATGTTTTCTCGTATGAGAAGACTCAAGGGATCTAATGTACCATTGCGTGTTAGAGGGGGAAGTAATCCTCCTGACGATGATCAAGGTATTTGGGTTTATAATCGTTTTGTTAATCCAGAAACAAAGAAAGATGGTTTAATTTTTATTCCGGCAGGTATGGATGACAATCCATATCTTGATTCAGAAGAATATGAAAAGTCTCTTGAAGAATTAGATCCCGTAACAAGGGCGCGTCTTCGCGACGGTGACTGGACTATTACACGTAAAGGCAATATGTTTAAACGAGGTTGGTTTGAAATAGTGGATAGTGCTCCTACTTATAGACGTAAAGTGCGTTTTTGGGATATGGCCGCTTCTGATGAAGAAAAGGCTAAAAAACGCAATAAGTCAAATGAACCGGATTATACGGTTGGGTTACTGATGAGTGAAGCAGCTGGAATTTATTACATAGAAGATATTATTCGTGTAAGAAAAAGGCCGGCTGAAACAGAACAATTACAAAAGATTACTTCGGTAACTGATGGGCATAATGTAGCTATTAGAGAAGAACAGGAGCCTGGTTCTTCTGGAATAACTACTATTGATATGAAGGCAAGAAATATTTTTGTTGGTTTCAACTATCAAGGAATTCGTTCTACAGGATCCAAGATTCTTAGAGCACAAGGATTTAGTGCCGCGGCAGAAAGAGGACAAGTTAAAATAGTAAGAGGCTGTAGACACATTGAGGAATTTTTTAATGAATTAGAAAGCTTCCCAGGCGGACTGCACGATGATATGGTTGATTCGGCCAGTGGAAGTTTTTCCGAATTAAAATTTATCCCTCAGGATACCGCTCCTTTGACTATAGAAAATTATGAAGGTTCTTATTGGGCTGATGAAGACACATTGGGCTCTGGTTATTTTAGAGATATAAAATCTTTTGTTAGAAGGGAGGTTAGTTGATGGAAAATAAAATAAATAATGAAAAGGATATAAAACAAGCTCTCCCTAAAAAAGATTCTACTACATTTGCTGAATTCGGTACAACCGGTTTAAATAAATGGGGCGGCGATGTTTATGAAGAATTTCTTACTAATTTGCGCTGGCCACGAGCTGCTAAAGTATATAAAGAAATGAGCAGCAATGATCCAGTTGTAACGGCTATCTTATTATGTGCACGACAACTTATCAGAAAAGTTACTTGGACTGTTAAACCAGCATCCGATAAGAGAGCTGATAAGAAAGCGGCAGAGTTTTTAGATAGTTGTCGTTTGGACATGTCAATGACTTGGGAAGACTTAGTAGATGAAATAATTTCTTACTTTGAGTACGGATGGTCTTTTCATGAAATAGTTTATAAAAAAAGAATGGGCTATCAAAAAGAAACCTCTAAAAATAGTAAATTTGATGATGGTTATATTGGTTGGCGTAAAATTGCCGGAAGATCACAAGAATCATGGGCCAAATGGTCTTTTAGTGCTGATGATGGTAATGTTGATGGATTATATCAAGATGTAGATAATAGACAGATATTTATCCCAATTGAAAAAGGACTTTTATTCAGAACTACAGCCGCCAGAGGTAATCCTGAAGGAAAATCTTTTCTACGTGGAGCTTATCGTCCCTGGTATTTTAAAAAACATATAGAAGAAATTGAAGGTATAGGTATTGAAAGAGATTTAGCTGGGTTACCTGTACTGAAAACACCTGAAAATGTTGATATCTGGGATACAGAAAATCCAAAAGCACGTCAAGCTAAGATAGCATCCGAGACCTTAGTACGAAGTATCCGAAGGGACAAAAATGAAGGAGTCGTTTTGCCATTCGGATGGGAATTACAATTATTAGCTTCTGGTAGTAGCAGACAATTTGATACGAGTACAATTATAAATAGATATGATCAACGTATTGCAATTACATTACTTGCTGATATTGTTATGTTAGGGGCAGATAAAGTAGGAAGTTTTGCTTTAGCTAATGTTAAGAAGAGTCTATTAGCAGCTGCTTTAGATGCTCAAGTGCAAAGTACTGTAAGTATATTTAATCGTTATGCAATTCCAAGATTATTTGCATTAAATCCTTTTGTAGGTTTATCAGGATTACCTGAATTACAAGCTTCTTCAGTTGAATCACCTGACTTAAAAGATCTTGGAGATTATATCCAAAAATTATCCGGATCTAAAATGCCATTATTTCCAAATGTTAATCTTGAAGATTATCTTCTTACTGTGGCTAATTTACCTAAACCCACTGAGGAAGAAAGAGTTAAACAAGATAAATTAAGAGAAGCGGGTTTAGCCCCTAAAGAAGCAGACAAAGAAGAAGATAATAATTCTAAGAAGGAGGATGATAAATAATGACTGATAAATATGTACGACAGATATTAAGATATTTAGTAGGCGATGGTGGTCCATCGGTAACGGCTAATGCTACGGGTAATTTATTTCAAAGACTAGAAGCCGTATTATCAGGCGATGGAACAGAAAGTGCCAAATTAGATGCAATAAAAGTAGTAGCAGACCTTATTTCTAGTAAAATAGGTATTCCTACTGGATCTAGTTTAGCGGCGGATTTAGGTAATGCATTAGCTAATATCTTAGGAACACCCACATCAGGGACATTAGCAGATGGCATTGAAGCGCTACAAACAAACTTGGATGTAATTGAAGGTGATGTGTCTCTTGGGAATATAGCTACTAGTGGTACTACTTCTACGATAGTAAATTCAACTGCCCCTTGGGTACCTAATGAGCATGTAGGTAAAATGTTAAAGTTTAGTGTTATGGATCAAATTGCTGATGTTCCTTTTACCAGAACGGTTCTTAGTAATACAGCAGATACCATTACGTTTGCCCCAAGACTTCCCGGATCTGTTGCTACAGCAGTAGTAGGTGAAATATTAGCAGGTCAAGTAACAATAGCTACAGTAGCTGAATCTTTTGCGGCTAATGATTATGTTGTAGAATTCGTTGCTGGTGTTGGAAACAATATACCTTTATCAGCTGCTTTTGCAAATGATGTATTGACTGTTACTTTAGCTACTGACGGAGCTGGAGCACTTGATGCTGGAGTTAATACGGCTACAGCAATAGCAGCTGCTATTGATCTTTTGCCCGAATTTAGTGCAACCATGACTGGCGCTGGAGGTCCAATGATAGCCACTGTGGTGCCAATAGAGTTTAGTGGTGGTGTAGATACAATGGTAGTTGCTGGGGCAACTAGTTTTACTATTGTAAAAACTCCAGACTATTATTTCCTAAATACTATAAAAACTATATTAGGGGCAACTAATGATTTTGCTGTAGATAAAACCGTTTTAGGATATTTTAATAGTCTTTATCAACACGTACACAATAAGGCAATAGTTTTCCCAACTTTGGCAGCTGGAAAAGTTGTAACAGGCGGAGTTGCCGCATGGGCGGAAGGTGCGGCAGTTGAAATAATTGGAACTGCCACAGCGCCCTTTGCGACGAATGCATTTGATATTCATTGGATTAATTTTGAAGCGGCTTCGGCAAATGATACATATGAATTATCTTTGTATTCTGGCGCCGATGCTTCAGTTGAAATCGGAAGAGTTAGAACCACTAAATATTCAAACACAGATGGCGTTGTAAGTGTACCAATTCAGATTCCAGCGCAAGCAGCAGGAACTAAAATATCCGCAAAAGTAGCTTCTGCTGGTGGCGGAGAAGATACTGTTACTATTTCTGTTTATGCTCATTTATATAGTTAAGGAGGTGAATTAATTGGCTAAAAAAGTAAAGATTAAAGGGGTCATCATTTCAAATGAATGGAAAGGTATATATGATTGGTTCGGTTATGATTCTACATGTCCAAAAGATATAGAAGATGCATTAGATATCGCGCAAGGAGCTGATATCGAAATGGATATTAACTCTGGTGGAGGGGATGTTTATGCCGGATCTGAGATATATTCCTTACTTAAAAGCTATAAAGGTAACATCACCGGTAGAATAGTTGGAATTGCTGCTAGTGCAGCAAGTGTTATAGGTATGGGATGTACTAAATTAGTTATGGCTCCTACAGCACAAATTATGATTCACAATGTATCCTCCGGGGCATATGGAGATTATAGAAATTTACAACATAATGCGGATGTTCTTAAAGGCTGGAATACAAGTATCGCCAATGCCTATCAGTTAAAAACGGGGATGGAACAAAAAGATCTTCTAAAGCTTATGGATAAAGAAACATGGATGACTGCCCAACAAGCTTTAGAGAGTAAGTTCATTGATGAAGTAATGTTTGATCAAAGTAATCGATTAGCTGCCTCTTTTGGTTCAGCAGCTTATGATGAAATGATTCCTACTAAAATTTTAGATAAGCTACGTAATAGTGGCTTACTGAAAGATAAAATGCAATTCATTTTAGAAAATAATGTACAGGAAGGAGTGAAAGGTGTGAATTTTGAGGATATTTTGGCAAAATTGTCGGATGAAGAAAAACAATTTCTTCAAGATCATATTGCAACGACTGTAAGTAATACTGTTACCACAAGTACAGCTACATTACAAGAGGAAAAGACAACTTTAGAAAATTCAAATGCTGAACTTCAAGCTAAGTTAGAAGCTATTCCTCAGCCGGAACCAACACAAGATGATGTTCTTGCAAATGCTTCCCCAGAAATAAAAGCATTGTTAGACGATGCTAATAGGAAAGCAATGGAAGCTGAAGCAAATCTTCAGCAAATGCAGGATGAAAAAGAACTTAGTACATTCGTGGCAGAGGCTCAGGCATATGACAAACTTCCCATTAATGCTACAGAATTTGGGCCAGTACTTAGAAATTTTGCTAAGGCTGATTCAGAGGGATTTGAAAAATTACGTGCGTTACTAACAGCTGTAAATAACGCTACAGAAACAGGTGCTATATTTAGTAATAAAGGAAGTAACAAACCTGTTGAAGGTAATAATGCTTGGGAAAAAATTCAATCGTTAGTTAAAACAGCTATGGAAAATAATTCTAAAATAAGTCAACCAGATGCAATGCTAAACGTAATCAAAGAAAATCCTGAGCTATATCAGGAATATTTAAAAGAAATGGAGGGTGATGAATAATGAAAGGTGATATGCCTGTACAAAACATTACATTGTTAGCTGATGCTAATTGCTCAGCTAAAAGATATTACGCTGTTAAAGTTGCAGCTGATGGGCAATTTGAGGTAGCCGGAGCTGGTGACAATGCTATAGGTATCCTACAGAATACACCAGAAGCAGGCCAAGCAGGACAAATTATGTGCTTAGGTGTTTCTTATGCAGTTTATGGTGGTATCGTAACTGCGGGACAAAATCTAAAAGCAGATGCGGCTGGAAAATTAGTTACAGCAGGTGGCACTGATGCTGTTGTTGCCGTAGCTCTTGAATCTGGTGTAGAAAATGATATACATCCAGTAGTTCTTGTTACAAGAACAGCTTGTGGTGTAGCGGGAATTTCCGCTGGTTATACTACATTAGCTTTCCCTGTAACTCTCAGTGAAATGGATAATGTGGCAATTGTTACAAATTACGTACCAGGGTTTGCAGGCCAAATTGTAAAAACTGCTTACGTAGCTAATGTACCTACAACTGATGCAGCTGATAGTAATTTTACAATTACTCCGTCCGTTGTAGGAGTTGGTAACGTAACAGGGGGTGTTGTTACTCTTGACGTAGGTGCAGCTGGAACAGACCCTGACACTAAAGGTAAAGTTATTAACGGGACAGCTATTACAGCTACTAATACCTTTACAAATGTACAAGGTATTACATTAACTGTTAATAACACATCTAATGCATTTGCTGATGGTACTGGTACAGTACTAGTTACTTTAAAAGTAACCGCTTAATAAATAATAATTGAGAGGAGAGTGAAGGATATGCCAACTAGGCAACAAACACATATTGATAGAGCGTTAACAAATATCAGTATTAAATATATGAATGAACCTTCAGCATATATTGCAGATAAGGTATTTCCGGTAGTACCTGTTAATAAACAGTCAGATAGATACTTCATGTATAAGAAAGAGGATTGGTTCAGAGATGATGCAGAAGAAAGAGCATTAGGAACTGAATCAGCTGGCGGCGACTATGATATCGATAATACACCTACTTATTTTTGTAGGAAGTATGCATATCATAAAGATGTGTTCGAAGAAGATAGAACAAATTCAGATGATCCATTAACTCCTGATACAGATGCAACTGAGTTTGTATCCGACAAATTGTTACTAAGAAGAGAAATCCACTGGGCTTCTAGATTCTTTGTAACTGGTGTTTGGGGAAATGAATTCACTGGTGTTTCAGCCGGACCTAACGCATCACAAGTTCTTCAATGGAATGATGCAAATTCAACTCCAATTGAAGATATCACAAATAAAGCAACTTTAATCCAGTCAACAACAGGAAAAAGACCTAACAAATTGGTTATTAGCCAATATGTATTTGACCAATTGAAAAATCACCCTGATATACTTGATAGAATCAAGTATACACAAAAAGGTGTGGTAACTTTAGATCTTTTAGCTATGTTGTTCGAAGTAGAACAAGTTCTCGTTGCTGGAGCAATTAAAAATTCAGCTAACAAAGGACAAAATGCGTCTATGGATTTCATCATGGGTAAACATGCATTACTTTGCTATACTGTAGCTAGTCCATCATTAAAGAAAGCAACGGCAGGATATACATTCGCATGGAAAGGCTTACTGGGAGCCAATGCTGTGGGTGGAAGAATCCTTAGAATTCCTGTGCCTCTATTAGGTGAAGGAACAGAAAGAATCGAAGGCGAAATGGCTTGGGACATGAAAATTGTTGCAGCTGACCTTGGTACTTTCTTTAAGGATGTTGTAGCTTAATGCCGCAACGTTATCAAGTAGCAAGAAAATACGTCAGACATAAAGGTAAGATATATTCCGAAGGAGATCTCCTTCCTGAGAATTTTACAGAAAGAGATCGAATGAGGAATCTATATTCAAGAAGGCTCACTCTAATAGAAATATTAGATGGGCCTTTAGGCTTACCTAATATTGTATCAGAATTAAATACAGAAGATGTGCCCAATAAAGAAACAGCGGTAGATAGTTCCGAAATTCAAAGCGAAAAGACTTCTGTATTAAAAAACCCAACTGGTACGAAGGGCGTAGCTAGTAGATTCCCAGTAAAAAAATAGGAGGTGATATTCATGGCTTGGACATACGTTCCAGCACAGCTAAGTACTAGTCAGTTATATCAAGTAAGATTTCTGATTGGCGACACTGATACTAATGATCAACTTTTACAAGATGAAGAGATTAATTTTCAAATTAGTCAAATAGGTTCGGTTAATGGAGCAGCTGTTGCATGCTGTGAGAATATTGCTTCTAAATTTGCACGACAAGCTGATTATTCATTAGGGCCTTATGCAATTAAAGCTAGTCAGAAAGCAATGAGATATTTAGAACTTTGTGACAAATTAAAAAGAAATAGTATTGCATGTAACAGTCCTTATTTTTATGATCCAAGTAGAATAATCTTCGATGTAGATATGATGAATTATGATGGAGTGGATGAACATGATGATGGGGAGGTATAAGTATGGATGCTCAAGTTAGACGAAGCATGTTACGATTCCCTATCCAATGGCAATCACTTACAAGTGTAAATGGGGCAGGCGAGAAGACATATGCGACAGCTGTAACATTGAATAGTTATCCAGTAGGAAAAATAGTTATGTTAACTAATCGATTCGGTGATAAGGTCGTATCAACCAAACACTTTTACATTGATGCTTCAAATGTGTCTCAAATTAAAGTTGATGATTTAATTCAAGCTAGTGATTCATCATTAAAATATCCTATTTTAGCTATAGAATTATTTTACAAAGAAAATAATATGCTAGATTATGGGGTGGTGTATTTAAAATGAAAGCAATGGATCTTAGGTTTGAATGGAGTCCTAAAATGACCCAAGATATGATGAAAAATATCTTGGCTACACGTGAATTGGCTTTATTAGGGGCATATGTAGGTATTGATTATTTGATGGAAGATGTTTATCTTAAAGCTAAAATGAGTTGTCCTATAGATACAGGAGCATTGTTGGCTAGTTTGTATAAAGAAATTGAGGTAGATGGTTTTGTTGCAAATGCTCATGTAGGGCATGGAGGAAAATATGATCAGCGAAATCCTGATACGGGTATGCTAACAGATGCTTATGCGATAGAAAGACATGAATTTCTTGGAACATCTGCCAAAGCTCGTAGGAGTGGGGGTACTTCTAAATGGCTAGAAAAAGCTTTTAATAACATCAAGCCTTATGGTATGATGGTATTAAAAGAACATATAGCAGCTGCTTTAGAAGGTAAAAGTAATGATACATTAACAGGAAACATTAGAATAGGATTGCGGTCTATAGCAAAGCGTAAAATAGCTAAATCTTATAGACAACCAAGATTTAATAATGCAGGAAAAAGTGGGATAGAAAAAGCCAATGCTAAAACTCTTAATACCTTAAAAAAGATTGAACGTAGAATGAAAGATTATTATGGGAAGAAAGGGAGGTAATATCTATGGGATTATTACAAGACATACAAACTTATATAATAGCAGCACATTATGCTACGGCTGATGGGACTGATATTTTTAGAGATTATACTCCTGATGAACCTGATAATATAATCATTCTTAATGAGTATGATTCAGTTCCTTCTTTTTATCGTGGTGTAATGATGGGAATTAGGTATGTACAAATTGTAGTACGCAATACTTCAGCAACTACTGCTAAAACAAAGGCAGATGCTCTGTATCATTTATTCAATGATTCAGAGGAAAATATATTAAATATTACTGCTAGTAGACCAGCAGTAATTACACCAAAGCAAATGCCTTTTAAGATAACAGTAGATGAACGACAAAGAGTTTTATATGGTTTTAATTTAGCAATAATGACAAAAATAGATTGAGAGGAGTGTTTATATGGCGGTACAAGTAGGTTTAAAAGATTTATATTATGCACTATTAAATACTGACCCTGTTGGAGGTACGCCTACCTATGCAGCACCAGTAAGAATAGTAGGTGCAATTAAAGCAAGCATAAACCCAAATACATCATCTGAAACTTTATATGCTGATGATGGTCCATCAGAAACAGCAACTACATTAGGTAAAATTGATTTAGAGTTAAATGTTGTTGATGTAGATTTAGATACACAAGCAACTCTTTTAGGACATACTCTTGCAGGAGGAGTGCTTATCAGAAAATCAGCTGATACACCTCCTTATGTAGCAATAGGTTTTAGAACATTAAAATCTAATGGAAAATACAGATACACTTGGTTAGCTAAAGGTAAGTTTGAACTTTCTGAACAAGCTAACGAAACAAAAGGTGAATCAGTTAATTTCCAAACACCAACATTAAAGGGATCTTTTGTTAAAAGAGATGCGGATGATGAATGGGAAAGACATATTGATGAAGATCATGTAGATTATATCGCAGCTATGGGAAGCGCTTGGTTCACTAGTCCATTACAATCAGGTGATACTACACCACCTACAATTTCTTCTTACTTACCTATAGATGGAGCAGTAGGACAAGCCGTTGATGTAAATATGGTTATCACTTTCAGTGAAGCTATGGCTCTTTCTACACTAACTACAGATAATATCTTCATCACCAAGGTATCTGATGGAGCTCCTGTGGCAGCCGCATTAACAGTTAATGCAGGTAGAACAGAAGTAACAGTTAACCCAACTAATAATTTAAGTGGCGGTACAGAATATCGTGTTAATATCACCACAGCGGTTAAAGATGTTTATGGTAATAAATTGGCAGCACATGCACATAGTGAATTTACTACTACTTAGTAGTTAGCAATACTTTAAAAAATAAAAGGAGGAAGGCTGTATGGCACATTTAAAGGATATAAGACCAGAACCAGTTAAAATTGAATTAGGCGGAAAAGAAAGGATCATTAAGTATGACCTTAACGCCTTTGCTGAATTAGAAAAAAGATTTGGCTCAGTTGAAATAGCTATGACTGATCTGCAAAAGGGTAGCTTAGCCAGTATTAAAATGATTTTATGGGTAGGTTTAATACATGAAGAAGCTACTATAGATGAATTCACAGGAGATGTAATTAGTTATGGCATCACTCCGTACCAGGTGGGTGGTTGGATTACCCCTTCTATGTTACCTATGGTGTCAGAAAAATTAGGTGAAGCTATTACAGATGGTTCTCCAGAAGTAAAAACGGTAATGGGTGTAGAAAATAATGATAGTCCAGATATTGATACATCAAAAATGGCTAAAGTAGTGTTAACAGAAGAAGAAAAGAAAAAGGAAGCTGAAGAATTAAAAAACGATTAGACCACGTTGTTAATGAGGCAATGCCTCATGATGATGCGTGGGATTGGGTTTTATTATATTATACAGGCACTATTATTTTAAAAATGCCTATGATACAATTTTGGAAATGCACACCAAGAAAATTACAGAAGTTAGTTGATATGTATATATACATTAACTCAAGTAATAATAAAGATAAAAGTAAGCAAAGTAAGCCAGGATATATTGACCAAGTTTGGAAATAGGGGGTGAGGAAACATGTCATTAAATGTGGGTAGTTTATGGGGTAATCTAACATTAAATGTTACTGGTTTCGTTACAGGACTAACACAGGCAGTTTCCGCCGCCAATACAGCCAGTTCACAAATAACACAAGCCGGCAATAGAATGCAGGGGGCCTTCAAAGGAGGCTCTCTTACTGGTTTAAACCAAATGTCGACTCAGATGAACCAGGCTGCTCGGGCGGCAAGAACAGCTACAAAACAAGTAAGTAACAGTACTAAAGAAATGGGAGACAATTTTAATACAGCACAAAACAAGATACGAGAGAGTTCCCAGAATACACAAAAGGCAGTAGGTGGTCTTACAGGGGCTTTTGGTAAGTTAGGCAGAGAAACGGGTAATATAGTTAGAGGTATATTGATTGCACAAACCTTCTACGAAATAACAAATCGTATACAGCAAACAATAAGGGACGTAATAACATTTCAAACCCAAATAGAACAAGCTGAAATATCGTTAAAAGCTTTTTTGGGTAGTCAAGCGGCGTCACAAGCTTTTATAGCTAATGTAAAAGATTTTGCCGCTTACACACCTTTCACATTTCAATCAGCTTTAAGTCAATATCGTAAACTAGCCGCTGTTGGATTTGATCCACGTGAAGTTAATTCTATAATGGAAATAGTAACTGATGCTGGTATAGCTTATGGGTTACAAGCAGATGAAATAGATAGAGTTATTATTGCTTTAGGGCAAATGCGTAATTCTAGTAAAATATCAGCCCAAGAAATAAGACAGTTAATAAATGCGAATATTCCTGCAGCTCGAATTTTAAGTGAACAATTGGGTTTAACAGCAGATCAAATACAAAATATAGGTGAGTTAGCTATTCCAGGTGAAAAGGGTGTAGCAGCTCTTATAAAAGGATTTGCCAGATTTAAGGGGCTTTCTAAAGAAATGGCTAATACCTTACCAGGTATCTTGTCTACGATATCAGATTCCTTTAAATTTATAGGAGAACAGATATTTAATGCCCCTTATGAGGGATTGAAAAACTTTTTACAACGTATCAGAGATACTATGGAAAAAGTTCGAGCTGCTTTGGATAAAGGTGGTCTACGAGCGGCTTTCCAAGCTTTAATTCCGCCAGAATTACAAGGACCTATTTTACGTATTATGACAGCTTTTAATATGTTGGGTAAAGCTATAGGAAATATAATTAAAGCCATAGGACCTACAGTTATAACATTCTTTACTGGGCTAATTCAAATATTAGGAACAGTATTACCTCCTATTACTTCCTTGATCTTCTGGTTAAGTGAATTATTCAGAATTATTATGTTAACCGTACCGGGAATACAATACTTAGTAACAGCTATTTTAACTTTATTATTTGTAGAGAAGGTATCGGCGTTGCTTGCTACATTTTGGGGTGTAATGAGAGGGGCATCGTTGGCGCTGTATGCTGCCAAAGCGGTTAACACCTTAAAAAATGCTATCTTAACTTTAACGGCAGCGACCAAGAAAAACCCTATAGGAGCTCTTGTCACTATGATGCTAGCTTTAGCATTGACCTCTAATGCAGCACAAAGTGCCATTGGTGGAGTAATGGATAGATTAGGCAAACTTATGGGTTTTAAGGGTGTAGATATATTACCTGATGGCGGAATCGATGAACAAACAAAAAAATTACAGGAAGAATTACAGAAACCTTTTGCCGGATTAAATGAAAATTTAAAAGATATCGGAAAAGGCTTCGGTGATGCGGCTGATAAAGGTAAAAAAGCGGGCAAAAAAATCAAAGATACCTTCTTAGCCTCTTTTGACGAAGTTTTTCAAGTGCCGGATAATTTAGATAAAGCTGGTGATAGTGCCGAAGATATGGCAGATAAACTTAAGGGTATTTCAGATATTTCTATACCAGATGTAAAGTTTAAGCCAGGTGAACTCATAGATACTACAGGAGACATAGATAATTTTAATCCTTTCGAAGACATGTTCCCATTTGGGGCTGAAAATAAAGAAGGGTTTAAATTTCCGCCAATCGATTTCGGTACTGCAGTAGCAACAGTTACAGATGCCTTTGCGTTAATTGCCGATAGTATTCTTAAGAGTCTGGACAGAGTGTCTAAAGAATTACAAAGGCAGGTAAAAGATTGGTTAGATAAACTTAGGGATTTGGGCCAACCATGGAGTATACCAGTAGGCATTCCGTTAGGACAGGTAGTTACAGATTGGTTAAGGGATACTTGGGAGCGCTTAAAAGATTTAGCGCGAGACTGGACAATAACTATTAGAGTAAGTATTCCAGATTTTGCACCCGCTTTCCAAACAGTTAGTGATTTTTTTGCAATAACTATGCCCGAAACGTTTATGAATTTTGTTTATTGGTTACAAGAGAATTGGCAACCCGTTCTGCTCGGTACTTTAGCAGCAACAGCAGCGGTAGTTATAGCAATATTTGGAGGACAAATAGTAGGGGCTATTGGAGCGGCTGTTGGTGTTGTAGCAGAATTCTTAGCAGGTTTAGGATTATCTGGAACTGCTGTAGCCGCGGCTGCCGGAAGTATTCAAGCGGGTTTGGCAGTAGCATTAGGTGCTATAGGTGTATTTAGTTTAGGTGCTTGGGGGATCTTCCAACAATTTGGATTAGATGTAGGCAGGGTGTTTGGTGACTTAGGAACTAATATTTTAACTTGGAGTACTAGTACCTGGAGCACTATTACTACATGGGCAACCAACACCACCACCAGTATTGGAACCTGGGCAACTAATACCGGAAATATTATAAATAATTGGGTTACTAGTGGATGGAATTCTGTTACGGCTTTCACAACCAATACAGCAAATAACATAACTAGCTGGATCGGTACTACATCTAGTAATTTTAATACCTGGGCAGTTAATACAGGAACAACTGTTAGAAATTGGGCCATGGGTGTATCCAAAGGGATATATCAATGGGCAGTGAATACTAGTACCAATATAGGTAATTGGATAACCACAACAACTAATAATTTTGGTACTTGGAGTAAAAATACAGCGGGTACTTTTAGTAACTGGTTAAACGGAGTAGCAGGGGGAGTTAAAAACTGGGTAAATAGTACAAGTAGTATGTTTGCCCAATGGTGTAATAATGCAACACAAAATATTAGTGCCTGGGCTAGATCTTCTTGGTCCTCATTTGGCAATTGGATTAGTGGTACTTCTAGTGGTATTTATAGATGGGCTAAAAGCACATTAAGTACTATAGGGGATTGGGCACGGAGTGCCTGGGGAGCCATTTCTAATTTAGCCAAAGCAGCTGGAGAAGCTTTGGGAGGTACATTTAACGGAATTAATAGATCTATTACAAATGCTAGTTCCAGTATTGGTAGTTGGTATGATAGTAATAAATCATGGGCCGTACCAGTTGCGGCGGGTGTAGCAGCACTGGGTGTTGCAGCGGCAATATATTTTTCAGGAGGTGTAGCAGCTCCAGCACTAGCTCCCTTATTAGCCCTAGAAAGAGGCGGAATAGTTGATCGAGAACAATTAGCTCTCGTAGGTGAAGGAAATAAACGAGAGGTTATGATCCCTCTACAAAATCCGACCTATATGAGACCATATGCCCAAGCTGTCGCGGAAGAACTAAAAGCGTTGCAAGGAAACACCACCACTGGTACGCAGCAACCTGTATATTTACAGATAGGAACATTAATAGGTGATGAGCGTAGTATAACCGAACTTGAAAGAAGATTAAATGCGGTAAGACTTAAAGAAAATTTAAGGAGGGGGTTGGTATAGTTGGCTTCAAATTATCCGATAACAATTAATGGGGTTGTTATCAAAACCCCTTCAACATTTAAAATTAGTCATTATAATCTGACAAAAAGTGGTCGTGTTGCGTCAGGTAAAATGACTATGGAATTAGTAGCCAAAAAGAAGAAACTTTTCTTAACTTATTCTGCCTTATCTGGGGCAGACCTAAAAAATATATTAGATTTAATCGATGGTACTGAAATGTTTTTTACTGTAGGTTTTTATGATGTAACTAATCAATACAGAACAATTACAGCTTATGTAGGGGAAATACCAATGCCACTACATAGAAGAACTTCAATAGAGGATAATACAGTATGGAAGGATATAGATTTTAATTTAATTGAACAATAGGAGGTGACCTATGTTAGATACCAGTTCAGCTTATAGAGAAGCCATTAAAGGAAAAGTACGTAAGACAATGGGATTTGCATATCTTAACTTCTTGACTGAAATTGATGTACCTTTAGCTACCGTGACGGCTTCTGGTACTAATAAAGAGCAACTCGTAGATGGGCGTTATAAAGAAACAGCATTGTATTTAGATTCTTTAGAAGCCTTTCCCGAAGTTTGGAAAACTCCTTCTATTGGCTGGGTAGGAGATACTACTTCAGATGGAGCAGGAGTATTAAATACAGCAGAGATAATTACGTTAGATTATGGTCAATTGGTAAGAACATCTAATATTTGGCTAGTCGGTAAAGAAACTAATTTTCCAACAGATTTTGTAATAGAAATTTATGTTGATGAAGCTTGGATTACCTTAACTACTAATACAAATAACACTGATTATTTATATGTATACAAATCCTCATATATTATGACTTTTGATAAGGTGCGTATTACTATTAATAAGATTTCAACTCCCGGAGCACACCCATCTTTATATGAAGCAGGAGCTATACTAGGAATTATGTTGGATGAAGAAGATTTAGAAAGCATTGATATTTTAGAAGAAATCTCTGCTGAAGATGCTAACCCATTTGGATTAGTATCGGCTAATGCATGTAATATTAGTGTAAAGAATAGAAACGCTCTATTCACACCAATTAATAAAGATGGTATATTTTTTAATTTATTCAAACCACGCATGCGTTTTAAACCTTATCTAGGTGTTTATCGTAAAATAACCGGATATAATTTATCTCTAGATGACGGTGATTTTACTATGGAATGTTGGGTTAAAACAACACAAGTAGTGACCTCAAAGAGATTAGGTATTATGGGGCAATTCCATAGTACTTCTTTACGTGCATGGGCTCTTTGTATTGGTAGTACTTTACCTGCCCATGATGGTATGTTAGGTTTTGTTGTGTGGAATCCCTATATTAGTAAATATGTTTCTTGGTATAATGAAGACACTGTAATTAATGATGGGGTTTGGCATCATATTGCAGTATGCAGAAGTGGTACTAGTATTAAATTGTTTATTGATGGGATTGATAAAACAATAGTTAAATATCATGATGCTGTGGCACAAGCAGATATAATCTTCTTAAAATCTTTATATGTAGGTACTACTACTGAATTATATATAGGAAAACATGGGAATTATTCAACTAGTTCTTTTGCTAAATTTGAAGGTCTTATTGATGAGATACGTATTACAAGAGGAGTACCTTTATATAGAATTAATTTTACTCCATCTACTGAAGCTTTAATACCTGATGTTAATACCATAGTATTATTACATTTTGAGAATTGGTTTGATAACAGCTCCTATAAAAGTAATAATATGGCACAAAGATATAATAGTTTGGAGGGTTTACCCGCTATACCATATAATATAACAACTTCTTCTATGTATAAAAAATATGGTACATATAGTGGAGACTATACTAGTGGCTTGAATAGAAGTCTAGGATATCCCTTTACAGATGAACTTAAATTAGGTGCCGATGATTTTACTTTTGAATGCTGGCATTATAGCACATACACATCAGTTGGAACAAGTTTTTTTCTTTGCTATACTGCTGATAATTCTACTAATAGAAATTTATCATTAGGTTATCAATATGGAGGGTTTACAAATATAAATGGAGTTAACACAAATTACTATAGATTAAATGTTACAGTAAATAATCCAGCATATAACCACTTTGTATTTAGTCAAGCAGGCGATCCTAGGTTTTATCCTGATCAATGGTATCATTTCGCTTTTGTACGTGAAGGAAATAGAGTATACGGTTATATTAATGGTATTAAATCCGTTTCCTATGCCGATCTTACAGGATTTGATTTACCAGTAACTAATTATCCTGTATACTTAGGCGCGGCTACTGCAGGGGGAGCCAATTGTCTAAAAGGTTATTTAGATAGTGTACAATTAAGTAAAGGTATTGCAAGATATCTAAATTCTTTTTCACCTCCTACTATTGAACCTATACAAGATAATTATTCAGTTTTAACAGTTACTTTCGAAAATCATGGGTTACATGATCATATAATACCTATTAATTTTAATACTCTATATTCTAGTGATTCTAAGTTTGGAATACAATCCTTGCAATCTACCAGTACAGGTTACGGAATAATAAACCTAACTGCGGAACGTTATCTAGATCCTGATTTAGATTTAATTGAACTTTATGAAATGTTACCACAAGGAGATTATTGGACAGAAGATTGGAAAGTACCTTCTACGGGACTAGTTTTTAATATTACAGGATACGACCGTTTAGTTACTTTAGGAGAAACATTATTACCTATGTTAAGAATACCTTTAAATACTACGTTAGACAACTTAATAGTTAAAGTATTCAATAAATTAGCTATTCCGAGTAATACTTATGAGACAGATATAATAACACCTCTTAGTATAGATTATGGTTATTTACCCCAAGGGACATTGAAAAATTTCTTAAAATATATTACACAAACTGGTAATTGTTCAGTATATATGTCTAAAAAGAATATACTTAAAATTAAAGATGATAAAACTGCTGTAACAGGTGTACTTTGGACTGATGATGATATGATTATTGATATGGATAATCCTTTTACCTTTAATAAAATATATTCTAAAATACAAGCCAAGTTGTACAATACATCGGTAAGTAGTATAACAGAAGTATTGTCTGCAAATAAAATGAATATTACTGCGGGGTTAAATGCAGTAGAAAATCTTGCTTTTACTAAAGCTCCTGTTTATTTCGTAAGTAGTATAAGTATATTGGATTCAAAAGATGTGCAGATTATGGGTATGTCCTATGGAATGAACAATATATCAATATCTTTATACAATAGTGGAGCAGCAACCACTATCGACATCGTGGTCAAAGGAGTGCTTATTGATTTTATTGATCAGGACGTGGAGATAGCGAATGTTAATACAGATTTTGATAAAGTACTGAAGGTAGATAACAAATTATTTCAAAATAGTGTAGAAATGACATCCCAATTACAAAATATTTTAGCCATATTGCAGCGTCCTAATAGAGAAGCATTTGGATCCTTCCGTGGAGATCCTAGTTTAGAATTAATGGATAAGGTAGGTTTGGATGATGCTACAGATAAAATTAAAACATTAGGCCACATCATAAGAAATCAATTAATTTGGGATGGTACTTTAACAGCACAAATGGCCTTTTTAGGACAACCTTATTATCTGGTATATATGTCTTTTGATAAAGACATAATAGATGATATGGGTAATCCAACTACTTATTCTGGGGCCATTGCACAAACAAATGCCTTTTATTATAGTGGTGGAGGTAGCGCGCATATTACAGACAATTGCCAAGTCTTCATAACTGGTGATTTTACTGTAGGTACAGGTAACTATTGTTTTGATATATGGTTTTATCCTGAAAGTACTTTAGGCCATCCACAGGCATTGTTTAAAATAGGTAACTTTTTCTGGCATATTACTACAGGTGGTTATATTTCCTATACAGGGGCAGATCTAAATGTATCCAGTACAACCCCTATGGTACTAAACAAATGGCAACATCTTGTTTGGGAAAAACAAGATGGTATACTAAGTGCTTATGTTGATGATGTGTTGCACTGGACTCGATCTACAAATGATTACGTACAGGGTGATTGGATTAAATTAGGTGATGGAGGACATATTTTAGGTTACGTAGATGAACTAAAATTTGAAATTTTATAGGAGGTGAAATTATGCCTAACTACAGATATACAGATAATAAGGTGTTTAATGGGGACGCTTCCATGGAATTAGACTGGTGGAATGATATTGGTGATGTTGAGGTAGTTGATGGAGGAATAAGTGGGAGTAATGGGCGTTTATTTAGAATAGGGCCCAATTCCTCTATGTGGCAAACCTTTGATGATCCTAATTTTACTCCATCTGATATTCGTGTAAGTGGTTATGTGTATTTAAATAATAATGAACAGGAACTTGTAGAAGCTTTGATTAAATATACTATCTACTACTTAGACGGTACTAAAGGAAGATATGCTGTACCTTTAAGAATCAATTTAGCAAACACAGTACAGGGTACAATTGAAGGTACTTCAGTAACATTTTATTATTTTGAAGATACCTTAGCATGTGATGAAGATAAAAAGATAGATTACTTACGTATTGATATAGAAGTTGGTGATATGTCTAATGGAGATGAAATTGATGATCCGTATACAGTGTTATTATTACACATGAATGGAGCCCAAGACTCAACAGATTTTATTGATTCTAGTCTATCTGAACATATTTTTACACCAAATGGTGCTGTTAAGATAGATACTTCCTTTTATCGTTTTGGAGGTGCCAGCGGATCCTTTGGCACTAGTAAAAATATTTCAACTCCTGACAGTGATGCTTTTCATTTAGGAGCAGATGATTTTACTATCGAATGTTTTTTATTTCCTACATCACTGGGAGGCTATCAGGGAATAATGAGTCATAGAACATCAGCTTCTAGTAATCATGGATGGGCAGTTGGCTTATATAATAGCAAATTATTTTTTAGTTATACTACAGATGGAACAACTAACAAAGAATATACTTTTGATACAGTATTGTTAACCAACCAATGGTACCATTTGGCTTGGGTGCGTAGAGGCGATACCTTATATGGCTATGTAAACGGATTACAACAATTAACCACAGTAAATATAGGAACAGACACAATTTTTAATTCTTCCGAAGATTTTTATGTAGGAAAATTTAATGGAGGAAATCAACCTATTACGGGATATTTAGATGAAATTCGCCTTTCCAAGGGAATAGCAAGATGGGGTGAAGATTTCATTCCTCCTGTGCGAGAATACAATACTAAGATAACAGACCCCATAACCAATACCAATTATATGTTTCTAGACGACATAGCTGTCAATTTTAATTTAGGAACAACTAAGTCTTATGGTAAAAATAGTGAAGCATTAATTATAGATGAATATGGTTTAAATACCAACTATTTGAAGAACTTTAAAAATATGGTACACAATTCGCAATTTGAAGCATATGATGCAGATACCTTACAGCCATTTTATTGGACTTGTTCTGATGCTCTTGTTAAAACAACAGCAAGCGCAGCTTTCTTTGCAACACGTAGTTTACAAATACCAGCTGGTCAGCACGCTATTTACGATGGCACAGGGGTTATAGACCCACACTGGTACGATTCACAACTCACAAGAGTATCTTTCTATGCACGTTCTGGAACAGTTCGTGTAGAGTTGTGGGATTATTCAAATCCAGGTACTCCTGTTCGTTTTACTTTAACAGATGAGGCAGGTTATACAGGCTTGTATAAAGATTATACATTTGCTGATTGGCATGCAGGTACGGGTAATAGTGCTTCGAGAGCTACTGTTAGTTTTAATCCGGGTTCTTCTACAGATGTACGTATCAAATTTAGTAATGTAGGCGTAGCAATGTCTTATATAGATGGTGTAATACTTGAGCCAGATTTTACTAAAGCTTGGCCTTCTATGTATACTGATGGACCTTATAGTTTATCAGCTGCTGGTATAGGAATTTATGTTCAAGATGATGAACCTACTGGATATATCATTAAAAAAGGAACATTATGGCTTAAAACAAGTACTAAAAGGTGGTATTTCTGGGACGGCAGTGGCTGGCAAATAACAGCGGGTGGTGGGGGGGAGGGTGTTCCTGGATTATATTCAGGTGAACCTTGCGTTGTTTCAGAAGTTGTAGATTATTCTGATATGGATACTAGTGTAATAACAACAAATGATTTGGTAGATACTGCAGTAGTTTCTGCAATATCTTTGAATAACTTAATAGTTTTACTATTACATTTTAACGGAAATAATTTTACACAATTCTTTACAGATAGTAGTACCTATCCTAAGAACATACAGGGAATCTCTAATCCTTATACTATGGGTAATCTAAGCAAATATGGAGCGGGTAGTATTTACTTAGACGGGACGGGAGATTATATTACTACACCGGATCATGCTGATTTTGACTTTGGTGCAGGAGATTTTACGATAGAGACTTGGATCTATCCTTGGACCAATTTACTTAGTAGTAGGCATTTATATAATCAATATGGGGCTTCTGGCACCTATTGTTGCTACTGGACTATAGATGAAACTTCTGGAGTATATACTATGCTCTTTCGATTATCTACAAGTGGCGCTAACGCAACATCTTATTCTTGCACTATTCCAGTATTATTGCCTAACACTTGGTATCATTTAGCCGTAGTACGTAAAAGCAACTTCTTATATTTCTTTGTAGATGGTAATTTATATGGCTACTCCAATATAGGGGCGGTTACACTATTTAATTCATCTCAAACAATTGTTATAGGGGCAAATACGGGAGGTACGGAAGCTTTTGGTGGGTGGCTAGATGATTATCGTGTAACTAAAGGCTTAGCCAGATATTTTCCTAATGCACCTTCTAGTACTGAAGATTTCGAAGATACAGATTATACTCCATGGAGCATTACAGGTGACTGGGATAGAACCACGGTAGATAAGTATGCAGGAACCTATTCTTTTGCCAGCACCAACCAGGGACAACATAATACCTCTAGTTCGGCCTATTTTGCCATAACACTAACTACAACTAAGTGGATATCATTATGGTATAAAGTAAGTTCAGAAACGGCAGACAAATTATATATCTATTTAGATGGTGTGGTAGTAGTTAACGGTGTTGGAGGAGCAGGTAGCTGGGCACAAGTATACATGCAATTATCCACAGGGGATCATACGATTGAGTGTAGGTATACTAAAGATGGTAGCATAAACACTGCAGCAGATACTGCTTATATAGATAATATAGAAGTGTATGATGCCTCGTTTACACCAGCAAGTGAATTAACATCGGATGCTAATACATCTTTATTGCTATCAGGTAATGGTACACATGGTAGTAATACAATCAGTGATTCAAGTGGTACAACAAAAACTATGACATCTGTAGGAAATACTATTAATTGGAATAGTCCACAAAAATTTGGTACTGGCTGCTTATGGTTAACTGCTGGAGCTTATTTGCAAATAGCACATACTACTGACATGGATTTTGCCGCCAACAACTTTACTATCCACTGCTGGATTACTCCAAGTGCATTACCTGCTGCTAGTGCATATATGACCATTTTAGGTAAATGTTACACCACAACCGCTGGCCTATCCTGGTTAATAGAGATATATAATAATGCCGGTACTTACCGCTTTAGTATAAGATGGTCATATAATGGAACTACCACACAGCAACAAATTACAAACTATGCCTTCACCATAGGAACTAGATATCATATAGCAGTAGTAAGAAACGGAACTAATCTAGTAAGTTATGTTAATGGAGTTACATTAGCTACTACCGCTATAGGAACTAATGCCATATTTAGCCAAACAGACGCCAGACCATTACTTATTGGTGCTTTTTTTAATGGAACTAGTGCACCTAACCAAAAATTTGCCGGTTGGCTAGATGAATTAATTATTGAACGAAGTGCTTTATGGACAGCCGACTTTACGCCACCTGTGGCCGAATATTAAAGGAGGATATCATGCCGAGAGAGATTATTAGAACAGATACTATACATTCTAAAAATGAAATTACTTTATTTGGACATAAAAATAAGCCGAAGCAATTAATGAAAAATAAATATACAGTGCAGCTAATTGATGCCCTTACAGGAAAAATACAAGAACAGATGGAAGCAGAAAATATGATAAGTAGTCACCATAATCTAATGTCAATTCAAGATCAATTTTTTCGCCCCCCATTTAGTAACAGTACTGGAAGAGTACCCGATGTTAAAGGGTGGAATCATATTATATTAACTGACTGGACTGGGCCAGAAGATACTAATCTTAGCTACATGAAAGGGGATATAATAGGATATGCTTGGCGGGATAAGTCGCATGCAGGCCTAAGTATATGGGAAGGTACTATAAACGACGCTGAATGTACCAAAGATGGACACTTTAATGTCACCCTAGTATTTGATTGGCCTACTCATGCAGCCAATGGTTCTTTTCAATCTATTTTTTGGTATCCTGCACAAACGGGCATTATAGATAATTATCAATATTTACCCACAGGGGCAAAAGGTACTTATATTGCTCAAAGTGTACCTAACAGCCCCGGGAGTGATGGGGGCACCATTCATTTTGATGGAGATTGGATGTATTATACAAAAGGAGGTTATGTATATCGTTCCAAGAATACTACAGTTACTTCCTTTCAGCGTAGTATTACCGACTATGTAGAAACTTTAGCAAATTTAACTGCTACGGATAATACCCTCAAGGGTATCGGTAAAAGTGGCGATTATTGGTATGTATATGGTGATCAAAATGATAAAATATATAAATTTGACGCTAATTGGACCTTAATTACTTCTTGGAGTTTATCCAATACTTATTTAAACTCTAGTTATCGTCCCTGGATTATGTTTAATGACAAAATACACACAATTAAATATAACTCAGCTACTGACTATACACTACATCGTTTTGCCTTAGATGGCACTCTTGAAAAATCAACTAATCTTTACAGAGCCGCAGGAGGTTTTTATAATTGGGGAGGTAAAGGTGACACACAGATAGGCTTAGTGGCTGATAGTACTAATTTAATAGTAGCAACTACACAGGCTGCTCCTACGAACTACACCTCCTACAGCCAAACAAAACAAATATTAGTGGTCGACCCTACTACACATAATGTAATTTCGGATATGCCCGCCACTCTTGAAGGCGAAGCATACCCTTATGGTTTTACCTGGAATCCGAAACTAAAAATGTTCGAAGGACCCCGACATGTAAGCTACCCCCAATTGTGGCCACAATCACACATAGTACTCCCATCAGCAATAACTAAAAATAATACACAGCTACTTAAAATAAGCTATAATATTACATTGGATCCCACAGATTTACCAACAATATAAATTAATCAAAGGGAGGGAGCATATGCAAGAAACGGGAGCGCAGTCGATAAATGAATTAATTAACAAAACCAATAGTGAAATTATCTTGTTCTTTATCATTATTGCCATACTATTTCTTATTCTAGCAATTCCATTATCAAGAATCTTAATGGATAATAAAAGAAAAGGCAAAGAACAAGATATAAAAGCACAAAAATTACTTATTGATGTTATCAAAGGTAACTCTGATGTGATGAGTCAATTGAAAACTGTTCTAGAATCAACAAATTCTAATTGTGCTAAATGTAAGGCAGAACAACTTATGTGCTTTAAAAGAATAGAGGATAAACAGAATGCGAACATGATTATACTAACTAAAATAGAAAATAGATTAGAACCAAAATTATGAAAGGAGGTAATAACATGAAACATCGAGTGTACATTGCCGCATCGACTCAAAAGGAAAATGTTGGTGTAGGACAATACGGTAATGAGCAGGATAGGATGCAATTTCTAGCTAATAGAATTGTTTATTGGCTGAGTACACAAACAGGAAAATTTACAACCTTTAGAAATCAACCAGGTTGGTCTTTACAACAAACTATTAATGATTGCAATAAATTGGCTTGTCAGATCTTTATTGACAATCATACAAATGCGGGTCCATCAGGAGCGGACGGAACTGAAGTCTATTACCACCGCACTGGTACGGGAGGAGGTAAAAAACTTGCTGAATGTCTTTTTACCCAAATTGGTCCCTTATCACCCGGATCTGATCGTGGAGTATTAAGTGATCTTACTCTTTACACAAATGGCTTAGCCGTTTTAAGACAAACTACACCTCCAGCAGCTTTAATTGAGCATATTTATCACTCTAATATTAAAGAAGTACAGCACTACTTAAATAATATCGAAGCATATGCAAAGGCAACCGCAATTGGTATATGCAATTATTTCGGTGAAAAATGGATAGAACCTTCTAGTGATTCTCGTACCAGTGTGTTTTCTCTGGTTGACGAAATGTTCCGCGATGGATTAATCACTGATAAAGGATATTGGTATAAGGTCTTGCAAGGAGAAATTCCGCCAAAACCTGAATACTTACAAATCTTATTTGGTCGTATGGTATCCAAAATAGGCTAATAAAAAAAAAGGGG